CAGTGGTGGAAATCAAAATTTGTAGAAGATAATATTGAATATTGTTGTTGTGAACAATATATGATGTATCAAAAAGCAAAATTATTTAATGATGAAGAAATTGCAAATAAAATTTTAAATACAACAGAACCTCGTGAACAGAAAAAACTTGGTAGATTAGTTAAAAATTTTGATGAAGATATTTGGAATCAACATAAAGAAAAAATTGTTTATAATGGAAATTATTTAAAGTTTTCTCAGAATGAAGATTTAAAAGAATATCTTTGTGATACATATCCATATGAATTAGTTGAAGCTAATAAGTATGATAGAATTTGGGGAATTGGAATGTTTTCTCATGATCCAAATATTTTAGATACTTCTAAATGGGGCCAAAATTTATTAGGTAAAACTTTAATGAAGGTAAGAAATGTTTTTGTAACTAATAACATTCTTAATGCTTATAAAAAGGAAGAAGCTGAAAATAATAATTATAAAGAAAAATATTTATATCTTTTAGCAGAATTTGAAAATTATAAAAAAAGAAATGTTAAAGATATAGAAAATTTAAGATTTAATACTATTATTAATACTGTTGAACCATTTTTACAAATTAATAATTTTCTTAATATGGCTAAAATAGCTTGTGAAAAAAGTGATAATGTAGAATCAATTAAATATGGTTTAAATATGATATTTGATAATTTTTCAAAAGTATTAAATGAAATGAAAATAACTAAAATTAAATCAATTGGAGAAAAATTTAATCATAATTATCATAATGCTATTGAATATAAAAATTCAGAAGATATAGAAGAAGGTTATATTATTTCTGAATTAAAATCAGGATATTTATATAACGGTCATTTAATAAATGCAGCAGACGTTATTGTCTCATCAGGAAAATTTAATAATGAAGAAAAAAATTAAATTATTTGGAATGCATTTTATAGTAGATGGCAAATGGTTAATTGGAGAAAGTAAAGATTTAGATAGATTATCTATTTATATTTTAGCATTTGTATTTATATTAATAATTGTAACTTGTATAATTTGTAGTTAAAAAAATAAAAAAAAAATAAAAATAAAAAACATGAAAAGTTCAATTAAACATATTTTATTAAAAAAACATAAATCTTATACTGAAAACGATAAAGTTTTTATTTTAAATTTTACTAAATCTACAAAAGAAATTTTAAAAAATTCAAATATTTTTGTAAAAGGTTTAGCTATTAGCGTTGCTAAATTTTTAATTAAAAGAGAATTTGGAAAAACAACAGAAATTTATATAAATCTTTATGATCAATTATGTTGGTCTGATCAAGTAATTGAACAAATTAATGCATTAAATTTTTCGTTAAGAAAAAATAATATTGAATTATATAATAAAATACATGAATTAGAACAATATTGGTATAATTGGGGTATTTATGAAAAAAATCTTGAAAAATATGGAGATATATTTGGACATTATATTCCAATTAAAAAACAATATAATGATTTTCAAGATGTGTTAAAGGATATGAATAATGAATTTAATAAAATATATAAAAAATAATTATATTATTATTTTATCAATATTTTTTATAGTTTTAAATTTATATTTTTTAACTATTCAAATAAAATATTCAATATTGCAATATAATTTATATAAAGAAGCAGAAAATAATTATAAAATACAATTAAAAAAATCTATTAAATTATCAAATGAATATAGAAGAATTAAAAAATCATATAAATATATGGAAACCAATAGATAAATTTCCATTATATAAAGATTTAGTTATAGAAGCTAAAAAATATTATAATAATAATTTAAAATATTGTTTTTCTAATTATAATAAAGATATATATATAATTAATTTTGAATATGTTAATGATAATGGTAGTTTTAATTTAACATATGGTTATTTTAGTGATATATTAAAAGATATATGGACTCCACATTTAGAATTTAAAGAATATATTCCAAATATTAGAAAATATAATTTTAATAAAAATATAAAAGATGTATTTAAATTATATAAATTATATGAACAAGAATTAATATGTTATACACATATATATAATATATATAAAATAATAAGTAATAGTATAAATTTTTAAAATATGGCATATATGATCTCATAACATTATTAAAGGTGAAAGCATATATATAATCTATATGCGCATAAGGTATGTTAGTATCTGTAGATAATGTACACAATTGGTAGAAAGCATGAGAACTTCAATGACGATTGAATGATATATAGGTTCGATTCCTTAATATGCCAATAATTATTTTAGTTTAAATTTTCTTTTTAAAGATTGAGAATATTTAAATTTATATTTTGCATTATTATATTTTTTGATATAAATATCAAATTCTTTTGTTATTCTGTTTATTAAATATTCTTTTGTATTTTTTACTATAAAATACATACAACTTATTTGTATTGTATCGTAATCATCTTTTGAAATATTATTTAGCCATTTATATGAATTTAAATTCTAAGAAATACAAGACTATAAATTATTATATTTCCTACAATTATTTTCAAAAAACTATAAAAATATTTTTAAACTATTTTCATGTTCAATTGGTAAAACTTTATGATTAAATAAATTACATAAATCTGTTACTCTAGACCATATCTAAGATTTATCAAAAATATATTTTATATTATCATCTGCTGTTTTTTTATCTAAATTGTGAGAACCAGTTTTTGCAGATATTCTAAAATAAAAATGATGATCTAACTAATGATTTAAAATATTATAAATTTTTTCTAAATTATTATTTTGAAAAACTTTACTGTTTATAAAAATTAAAGAACAATCTGAAAATATTTGATTTACAGATAAACCTAAAGTATTTTTTATACGATTTATAATAGATTCTATATCATTTTTTATAAAATTACATATATTTAAAATACTTAAACGTTTATCAATTTTAAGCTTTGGAATAAAATTATATATAAAATTATTAAAAATATAATCAGAAATAACATTTGGTAAAGATTTTATCTACTATATATGTTTCTAATCAACTATACTCTATATAAATGTTAAATATTCATTATATAATTCTTGTTTATTAATATTTAATTTTTCTTTATTGTTAATTTTCTAAATTAAAGTATCAATTTTTTGCTAATATATTTTTAGCTAATCTACATTATTATAAATTTTTGAATTTAATATTATTAAATATTTTATTTGAGAACAAAATATTTGTTGCTATATTTGCTATTTAATTTTATTTGGTAAAAATTTAAAAACATCTTCATTTGAATATACTAAAACAAATGATTTATTAAAATCTTGTTTTTTAATATCTGAAAATATTTTTTCAATTAATGGAGCAGGAGATAAACCTGTATTTGACGCTTCATTAATAATTTTTAAATAATTTAATAAAAATTTTGACATATTAATTACTTATATAATAAATGTATAACTATTTATTTGTATTTTCTTTATTTTATTATTTTTATATATTTTGATATAAGTTTATTTTATATATAAAAATAATGTGAGTTATAAAATGCCAGGAAATACTGTATCAGTACATCCTAATAATAAAGATAGTATTACATTTACATAGATAGGACATACGTATATTGATAATAATAATAGCAAATATACTAGTGTTACTACATTAATACATAAAGCTTTTCCACAATTTGATTCTGATAAAATTGCTGAAATAAAAGCTAAAAAATTAGGAATTAAAAAAGAAGAATTATTATTAGAATGGGAAAATAAAGGATTTGTTGCAAGAACAAATGGAACACGTTTACATGAATTTGCAGAAAATTATATAATTAATAAAACAGATTTATATGAATCTAATGATATTAATGAAAAAATAAAATTTAATTGTGCAAAAAATATTATTGATAAATTAAATGATTTGTTTAAACCAGAATTATCAGAACCAGAAAAATTAGTTTTTTCTCCTGCTTTTAAAATTGCAGGAAGCATTGACTGGTTAATGAAAATTAATGATAATAATTATATTATATTAGATTGGAAAATATTAAGTAAAGAATTATCAAAAGAAGGTTTTAATAATCAAACAGGAATTATTTTACCTACTTTAAATATTCAAGATTCTAATTTTTGGCATTATGCTTTACAATTGCAAATATATGAAAATATTTTAAAATCTGAAAATTATATTAATCCTAATGCTAAAGTATCTCGTTATTTAATAGTTTGGAATGAATCTAAATTTGAATTAACAAAAATGCCTGATTTATATTCAGAAGCTTGGGCATTAATTGCTTGGAATAATAAAATAAGGAATTAAATATGGAACGTAATCCTTGTACAAAATGTTATGGTAAAGGTAATGCTAAAATAAAAAATGATCAAGGTTTTGAAATTACTGTAAAATGTCCAAGATGCAATGGATCAGGATATGAAGGTATATATGCTACAACACAATATAGTGATGAAGCAGATGATGAATTAGAAAATGAAGAAGATTTAGAAGATTTAGAAAATAATAAATCTTTAAATATTGAAGAAAATATAAATTCTAATAATATAGATAAAGAAAAAATTATAAATCAAATAATTAAATATCCTGAACTTTTTACAGAAGGTATTTCTTTTTATTATAAAGATGAAAATCCTGAAATATTCATATATTTAAAAAACAAATATATGTTTAATATTAAAAATACTGATGATTGTTTTACTATAACTTTAAAAAATGAATATAAAAATAAATTAGCAGAAATGATTATTATTAAATTAAGAGGTAATAATTATGAAATATGATTTAAATATTAATTCAAATAAAAAAATTGGAATTTTTACAGATATACATTGTGGTGTTGAAAAAGATTCATCAGAACGATTAGAAGAAACAAATTTATGTTTTAGTTGGATTAATGAAACTTTTAAGAAAAATAATGTTGATTATGTATTTTTTTTAGGAGATTTATTTGATTCAAGATTTTCTATTAATACAAAAACATTAAATACAGCAGTAGCTGGAATAGAATTATTATCTAAAAATTTTGAAGAAGTTTTTATAATTTTAGGTAATCATGATTCATATTATAAAAATACTAATGATGTAAACTCTGTAGATTTTTTGCAAAATATTACATCTACTAATAATGTACATATTATTTCAAAAAAACCAATGTATTTAAATATAAGCACAAAAACATTAGGTTTATATCCTTGGGCGTCTGAACAATTATTATTAGAAGAAAATAATAATATTGAAACATGTGATTATGCATTTGGACATTTTGAAGCTAATGGATTTGTGCAACCTGGTGGCATTAGTTCAGGTGGAAAAACAAATTTAAATGATTTATATAAATTTGGTGATTATATATTTTCAGGACATTATCATATTAATAAATTATATAAATCAGTTTCAAAAAAATATAATGCATTACAAATGGTTGGTTCTCCATTACAACTTAATTGGAGTGATTATAATTTAAAAAAATATATATATACATTAAATATATTAGATGGAAAAATAGAATCATTTGAAAATAATGTAAATGCTATATATAATAAAATATATTATTCAAAATTAGATAATAATGAATATACAAATGATGATTTATTTAATATTTGTAATAATAATTATATTAAATTAATTATTGATTCTAAATATGAATTTAATAAAATATTAGATTATTTAAACATTTTAAAACAATATAAAATTAGATCTATTGAAACAGAATACTTAATATCTTTAACTTCAAATATTATTAATGAAGCATCTAATGATATAAAAAAAACAGAAAATAAATCAAATTTAGATTATATATTAGATTATATAGATAATATTTTTATAGATATTAGTAAAATAGATGGTGATATTAATAAAGAAACGTTAAAAAATTTAGCTACAGAATATTTTAATAAAACATTAGATTGCAAAAGTTAATAAATAATATAAAACAATAAGTTTTTAATAAAAATGAAAAAGTTAAACAATTTTGATTCAATTTATAATAAAATAATATATGAATGGTCTGAAGGAAATACATTAGGAGATATTTTAAATAATATTAAAAATTATCAAATAACTCAAAAACCTTAGGAAGAAATAACTTATACAACTCAATTTAATGATATAGATAATTCTAATAAAAATTAGTATATTAAAAAAACTTTTAATCAAAATTTTCCTAAATATATAATAAAAAAATGTCAAGCTAAATTTCCAATAGAAGATAATATTAAAATACCTGAAAATATTATAGATAATTTTTGGGAAAAATATTCTGATAAAATTATAGACAAATTAGCAGATATAACTATAGAAAAAGTATCAGATTGTTTTTATAATATTTTATTAGATATATTTGGAAAAGATGATGAATATAATGAAGAATTATGCAATTCTACAGCAATTCAATTAGTTAATTTAAATGATTAATATTATAATTTTATAATAAATAATAAAAAGATATATAAAAATATGAGTTATAATTTATGGCAAATTCTACTATAACAGATTTAAAAACACTATTTGATAATATATTAAATATTCAATAGCTTACAATTAATAAAGTTAATCAATCTATAACTAATTGTGCTAATAGTTTATCATCTTATTATACTAAAACACAAATAGATCAATTTAATTTTTTAACAAAAAATAAATTTGATGTTGAAAAACTTTCAGATGGTTCATATGTATTAAAAATTGATGGCGAACAAGTAGGTAATGCTATAACTATTGAAAAAGATACTTTTTTAGATAGTGTAGTTCCAAATACAACAAATAATACTTTAACTTTTACTTGGAATACAGAATCAGGTAAAGAAGAAGTAATTATTCCTTTATCTTCTATTGCTGATGTTTATAAAGAAGGTAATGGTATATCAATTTCAACTGATGGTACTATTTCAACAACATATAAAGAAGGTAATGGTATATCAATTTCATCTGATAATACTATTTCAGTAAATTTAGGTAATACTGGAAAATTATATTTAGAATCAACTGCTAGCGGTATTACTGCAGACGGTCTTAAATCAAAAATAGATCAACTTGAAGCAAGTATTAATGCTGGAGTAAAACCTGGTGATATTACAGCAGCTTTAGTTACAAATGATTCAAATATGCCTGGAAATACATTAAAAGATTCTTTAAATGTTGTTTATGATATACTTTCTGGTAATTATTTAGCAGATTTAGAAATAGAAATTAATTCATTAAAATCACTTTTAGAAATAGAATAATTAGAATAATTAGGATAATATATTAAATGATTAATAATATTACATTTGTAGATAAAAATAAAAACGGAAAAACTAAATAGTAGATAGCATTATTAGATAATGATATTAATATTATAAAATCAACTATAAATTCTTGTATTGATTTTATTAATAATTTAGATTTAGTATTATCTGTTAATGGTGAAGCCGGAAAAGTTAATGTAAAATTTCCTGTAGTATCAGTTAATGGTGAATCTGGTGCAATAAAAATATAGCCAAAAGTTACAAGTGTAAATGGAAAAACTGATAATGTTAATATATAGTTTCCTGTAACAAGTGTAAATGGAAAAACTGGTAATGTTAATATATAGTTTCCTGTAACAAGTGTTCAATCAAAAAATGGAAATATATCATTAAAAATATCTGAAATATATAATGACAATAATTATATAACTAATAGTGCATTGCCTGTATTATCTGTTAACGATAAAAGAGGTAAAATAACATTTAAAATTTCTTAGTTTGATAATTAGTTAGATTTAATTACAAAATCAGATTTATTAGTTACAAGTGTAAATGGAAAAACTGGAAATGTACAAATAAATCCTCCTGTTTTATCTGTTAATGGACAAACAAATAATGTTATTTTTTCAGGAGTTTCACTTGTTGAATTAGTTAATAATAAAACAGGTAAAGTAATTTTAAAAATGTCAGATGTAGAAAATAAAAGCGGTTATATAACTAATAATAATTTGCTTGTAAAATCAATTTCTATAACTAATAATAAATCTGATACTATAAAAACTACAAACAATGTTAAAATTTTTATTCCTAATAAAATATCTCAAGTAGATAATGATTCTAAATTTTATAATAATACTAATCAATTTATAAAAATAAAAGATGGACAAGTAGATAATGTATCTAATTTTATAACTTGTAGAATATAGAAAGATGCTGCATTTATTGATTTAAAAATATGTGAAGCATGCGGAAAATGCTTACAAGCATGTACTTATAATGCTATAAAAACATCAACAATTAATGGAAATTTAATTTATGCAGTAACTCCATCTTTATGTACAAATTGTAATAAATGCAAAACTAGTTGTGAAGTTAATGCAATAACTACAAAAAAACAATAAGAGAAATATTTATGCATAATATATATACTAAAGCTTCAGATTTTCCAAAATATTAGGGAAAACGTTTAAAAGTTGTTTTAAATGCTGGTGGTGGATTATTTGGATATGTTATTACATATTTAATGTCTCATTTAGATTTTGATTTATATTCAAAAATAGATGTTGCAGCAGGTACATCTATTGGAGGAATAATAACATTATTATATGCAGTAAATTCTGATTATAAGTATATAAATTAGTTATTTAAACGTCATGGAGCAGATTGCTTTACAAAACGTAGCATATTTGGATCATTAAATCCTCCTACTTATGATAGTGAATATTTAAAACAATTCATTTAGAAAGTATTAGGAGATTATAAATTAAGAGATATTAAATAGAAATTAAATTCTGATTTAAAAGTAATTATACCTACTTTAGATTTAACATTAACTGCTCCAAGAATTTTTTCAAATATTATTCAATCTTAGCATGAAAATGATGTTTTAAATACAAAATTAACAGATGTAGGTTTAATGACTGCTGCTGCTCCAACATATTTTAAAGCATTACCATTTGAATGGAATCAAACTTTATTAGAATTAATAAAAGATACTAAAAAATATCAATATGATCAACGTTATTTATTAGCAGAATAGGCAATTAAACGTTTAAAAAGATGTCCAAAATGTAAATTTGAATCAGCAATAGTTGATGGTGGAGTAATTGAAAATATTCCAGTATTATCTACATATACTACTTTAAGAAGTAGATTAGGAGTTAAAGTAGAAGATATTGATATGTTAGTAATTGGTACTGGTGATGATATGAATCCAAATGAAAATTTTATAACTGATAAAGTTAATAAATGGAATTTAATAGATTGGTTAACTAAATTTATAATTAAATATGTTACTTAGTCTAATGAATTAATTTCTGCTAATTTTGGTCCTCAAATGGGATTTAATAGTTTTAGATTTTTTAATCCATTAGATGTTACTGGCGATATGGATGATCCAAAAATATTAGAACCATTAGAAAAACAATGTGATAATCATATTGAAGCTTTTAAACAAACAATTAAAGATTTTTTAGCTGAATAATATTATAAAAAATATAAATTAAATATATTTAAAAGACACTATTTAAAGTGTCTTTTATTTTTTTATATATAAGTTTATTTTATATATAAAATTATGTATAAAAATATATGAAAATAAAATCAATTAAAAAAGAAGTAAAAATTTTAAAAGAGTCTCCATGGAATATTGTAGAATTTTCAGCAGCAAAAGATAAAAAAATAAAAAGTAACTGGAAATCTGTTTGGAATAACAAAAATAATATTATTGTAACAAATGCTCAATGGGTATTATTACATGGTGATCAAACTCCATATATTGATATGATTGTAGCTGATGAAGTCCATGGAGTAAAATCTTCTACTGAAATATCTAAATTAATTAAAAGTGTTGATATTCCTTATAAATTTGGATGTACAGGTACAATGCCAAAAGCAGTAAAAGATCAATGGAATATTATAGGTATATTTGGTCCTATTTTAGATGAATTAGAAATAGAAACATTACAAAATAAAAATATATTAGCTAATGTAAATATTAAACCTATTAGATTTTGTCATTTAAAAAAAGAAAATTTTAAAAAATTACAAGATAATAATGGTAATCCTATAGATATTATGGAAGCTGCACAAAGCGAATATATGAATGAATCTCAATTTTTAGGAGAATATTTACCTACTAATGAAAAAATATGTGAATTAGCAGAAGGATTAATTAAAAATAAACCTGATTGGAATGTTTTAATTTTATTTGATTATATTGCTCAAGGAAAACAACTATATGAAACATCAAAACATATTAATAAATTTTATATTGATGGTTCAATTAAAGTTGAAGATAGACAAAAAATAGTTAATATAATGGACAACAATGGCGGAAATATTTTATTTGGTAATTCTAAATGCATTGGTACAGGTTTAACAATTAAAAAAGTTAATGTTATTATTCTTTGTATCATAGGTTCTTCATCTACTAAAACAATTCAAGCAATTGGTAGAGGCATGCAGAAAAAAGAAGATAAATCTACTGTATATGTTTTTGATATTTTACATAATTATAAGTATTCTCAAAAACATTTTAAAGAAAGATGTGAAAATTATTTAAAATTTTATAAACTTAAAGAAGGTAAAGATTTTAAAATAAAAGATATTGAAATATGAAAAATTTAACAAATATTAATAATGAAATTCTTTATAGAGAATAGTATGAAAAATTTATTGAAAAATAGAATCAAGAACAAATTAGAAATAATTTTAAATAGTTAATGTTGAAATGTTTATCTTTAGAAGAAGATATTAAAATATTAGAAATTTTAGATCCTAATAATACTAGTAAATTAATAATAGAAGATTCTATACAAAATAACTGTTTTTCACAAAAAAATAATATTATATCTTTTGAAAAATTTTGTAAAAATAAAAGAATAAATAATTTAAATTAAAAATATATTAAATAATGTTTAAATTTAATAAAATAATTAATCTAATTAAATAGAATTAGGGATTAAATATATAGTTTAATTTTGAATAGGATAATTTTTTAATTATAACGTATTCAGAATTATATGATATAGTTTTACAATATTATTAGAAATATTATACTTTATTTCCTGAAAATTTATCAAAAGCATAGAAAATGAATTTAGGCGAAACAATGGAAGGTAAAGCTATATTTGATAATCCTAAAAATTATTTTGATCAATATTGTTTAGATTTAAAACATTTAATTTATGCATCTGATTAGTTTAGAAATAGATGGAATACACATAATAAAAAAATTGAATATATATTATGTTTAGGCGATGGACATTTAAAAGGAATTATTAAATATTGGCATGAATGCTAGCATAAATATCCGTGTATGGGTTTTATAAGTATACATTAGTTTTATAAATCAAAAGGTTATGCTACAAAATTATTAATAAAATTATTTCAACATCATAAAGAAATATTTCCAAATTAGCCTTTATTATTTACAGCTTTTAGTGATGAAGGATAGCAATATATAAAAAATAAAGTTTTTTAGCTTTCTAAAAAATTTAATGTTTAGATATTTATTACAGATGATATGGACCATTATTTTCACGATATTGTAATGAGTAAAAATAATTTTTTTACTAGTGAAAAGAAAAAGTAGTATTTAAATAAAAAATACACTTTTCCAATTCCAGAAAAAATAAAACAAAATGTATTAGAAAAAATTAAAAAATATTATGGATGATAAAATAAAAAATATCCAAGCATTATTATTAAAATATTTTAATAAAAAATCTTGGCAACAATATATAGATTCACAAAAATATGGTATTTGTGATTTTATAGCATTTTTAGTAAATCAAATGTGTTCTGATTTTAAAATTATATGTGTTGAATATAATTTTAGTAAATTAGCTATTAAATAGTTAAATGAAAAAAATGATTTTGGAGATACATTTGGTACACATTATTTAAATGAATATAATGGATAGTTATATGATTTTGGAAAAGGAACTAATACTATAGCAGGAATTTATCTTTTAAAATTTAATAACTTTGATAAATATACTATTACTTTAACACAAAATGAAAAACATTTATTAACTAATATTCAAGAAAAAATATTATATGAAATTTATTTCAAACAAAAAATAAAACCTGAATATATTGGAATATTAAATAATTAGCCACAATATTTATATCATGCTACATATAAAGCTTTATTATCGAGTATTAGACAAAAAGGTTTAGGAAATACTAAACGAACTTTTTGGGAAGATAGTAAGCCAGGTATTATATATTTAGCAGATGATCCAAATATAGCTGAAAGTTATGCTGAAGCAAATGAAAATTGTCCAGAAGAATGGATAGACTAGATAATTATTTTTCAAATACCAATATTAGCATTAGACAAAAATAAATTATTTGCAGATAAAAATGTTATAGATGGTGGTGACACATTTGAATATCACGGAATTATCCCTTTTGATTTATTAAAAATATATTAGTCTGAAACTTTTGAAAATATATATAATAATATGTTTTAAAAAAAATAATTTAAATCAAAATCTACTGCATTATAAAATTTATCATTATATGTAAAACTTATTAAATTATATATATCATCTAAAAATAAATTTGTTTTTGTTAATTGTTGTATATCAAATTCTGAAACTCTAACAATACTTTTACATTTTTTACTATCTATATCTAAAAATATATAATCTAAAGTTATTTCATTTTTTAAAAAACATTCTATTTTTCCAATACAAACAAAATATCTTTCTATTTGTATAGTTCCATATACTCTAAATAAATCGCATGACGGATTTTTATCATTTTTTAATGCTAAATAAGCATCTTTAATTTTTTTATTATTTAAAAAATCATATTTAATAAAATCAGTATTTATTTTCATTATATTTTCATTATTAAAATATAATAATAATATAATTAAAAATTATTTTAATTATAGTTATTTTTAATTATTTTAAAAATAAAAGATTATTTTAAAAGGAAAATCAAATGAAAGATTTAAAAGTTACTTATTCATATAATGATGTTAGTCTTGTACCTGCTTATAGCGAATTAACATCAAGATCTCAAGCAAATCCTGAAATGCATGGATTTAAATTGCCAATTATTGCATCTTGTATGGATAAACTTGGAAGAAATATAATGGAAGAAATCATTAATTCAAATATTCCATTTGTTGCTCATAGAGCATTTAAATCAGCAAAAGAACAATATGAATATTTTATTCCTAATTTTGAAAAAAATCAGCCATTTGATAGATATAAAAGAATTTGGTTTGCTGTAGGTTCAGTTCAAAAATATAAAGATTGGATTGATTATCTTTATTTTGGAGTAGGCGTAAGAAATTTTTGTGTTGATATGGCACACGGAGATTCTAAATCTTGTGTAGATACTATTAAATATATTAAATCATTAAGAACTAGTATTGAATCATCTAATAAGCATATTAAATCAATTTCAGAGCCAAATGAAAATGATAAAACACATGTAATTGCCGGGAATATTGCTACATTAGATGGTTTTAAAAGATTACAAAAAGCTGGAGCTGATGGTATTAGAGTAGGAATTGCATCAGGATCAATTTGTTTTACACCTAATACTAAAGTATGGTATATTAGTTCTACAGGCAAAACTTATCAAAAAGATATTAAATTTATTGAAATTGGAGATAAAGTATTAACTGCAACAGGAAATACTAGAAAAGTTATTAATAAATTTATTAATGATTATTCTGGAGAAATATATAAAATTAATGATATATATGCTACTCCAAATCATAAATTCTATGTATTTAATAATGAAACAAGACAAAAAGAATATATTCCAATTAAAGATATAGATATAAATATTCATTCTTTCATTAATGTAAATGGAAAAACTCAAAAAATAGATATTGATTTAGAAGAATATTCTGGTAAAGTTTATAATATAGAAGTTGATGATGAACATACATATGCTGTTGGTAATGATTGTATTGGAGTAAGTAATTGTTCTACTGCTCTTGAAACAGGAATGGGTGTACCTATTTTAACTAATATTATGGAAATTGCTCCATATAAGAAAAATACATGGCTTATAGCAGATGGTGGATGTAATCATTGTGGAGATATTGCTAAAGCAATATATTTTGGTGCAGATTTAGTTATGCTTGGAAAAATGTTTGCATCAACTGATTTAGCTGAAGGTAAATGTTATAATAAATTTGCAAAAGAAATTAAAAAAGATATAATTTATCCTGAACAATTTGAAGAAGTATTTATTAATGAATTAAAAAAAGCTAATTTATATAAAGAAAATATGGAAATTGATATTAAAGATTCAAAATATGAAAAAATTTATAATAAATTAGTTGAAAGATTAATTAAATATAAAAGTTATAATGGAATGGCATCAAGAGCTGCAAGAAGTGGTTTATTAAATTATGCTTCTGTTGAAGGCAGATCTGGATTAATTGAATATGATTGTAGTACTAAACAATTTATCCATGATACATATTTAAGATTACAAGCTTCTTTAAGTTATGGTGGTGCAAAAAATTGGTTAGAGTTTAGAAAAAAAGTATCAGCAGTTAGAAGATCTCAAGCAGGAATTGCTGCTGCAAAAACACATTTAGATGTATTATTTGACAAATGAAAAAAATTAATTTATCTTATTTTCAATATGATTGGTTATTTTTAAAATATCCAGGATTAAAAAATGCATATTAGTGGTATCAAAATAATTATTTAGATTATTAGTTTTTAAAAAAAATAAAATTATTTAAAAAATATTTTTATTCAAATAATATTAATGGAAATTTTGATATATTTTTTATAGGTGCAATGCCTGATTAGTTAAATAATAATTTTAATAAATTTATTAATTTATATTGTATAACTAAATCATATAGCATTTCAGATACTAAAATTTTTCAAATTTAGATTAATAATTTAAATAATAATTCTTTTTTATCTTCAATATATGATAAGTATAAACCTTAGGAATTTTTAAAAATTTAGGATATTTAAATGAAAGATTTAGCTGGATATATTGAATTTGAAAAAGTTTTTACATTATTCAATAATAAAAATTTTTTACATAATGATTATAATAAAAAATATAATGAAATGCAAAAAGCATATCAACGTATTAAAGATAATGAAAAAGCTTTTTCAAAAATTTCATATAAAGAATATAAAAAATTATTCGAAAAATATGATTTATTTGTTAATTCAGAATTACCTATAAAATATCGTTTTTTAAATTTTTATATTGCATCAGAATTAGGAATAGGTATTTGGGTAATATATAAAACTACTAAAAATAATGATTTTTCAAACAATAAAGAATTTAAAATGTGTTATGACGATTTTTTAAAATTATTATTACAAGATAAAATTGAATTAATTAAAAGAAATGATATTTAATATCAATTAATAATTAATAATAAATATTAAAAAATAAAAATAATTATAATATGAAAGTAGAAAAATTTAAATAGTTATATACATAGCTTACAGGAAATTAGATAATATAGTAGGGAAAAATGCTTAATAATATTTTAGCAGGAACAGCTGCAACTGCTATAACAGCAGGATCTATTTTAGGTTTAGGTAAATTATCATAGATTTAGACAAATAATTATAAAAATAAATATATTTCTCAACAAACTGCTAATAATTAGTATAATTATCAAGAAAAAATACAATAGCCTTAGATATAGATTTAGCCTTAGCAAATAATTAATAATAATTGGATTTAGAATATTGCTATGCCTTTTATTATTTCATTGGAAGGTAAAGTATATAATAATGGTTATCATGTATTATATGATGATGATGTTAATAGAACAGTAAAACGTAAATGGGATGGAAAAGGTGGTCAAGCTGGAATTGACGCTTTTATAAAATCATGTATCGGTAAGCCAACAATTGGATATGGTGAAACTGATAAAGATATTATAAGAAAAGGAAAAATAACTGATTCAGAAGCTAGAAATTTATTAATTCAAAAATTAAATAATTTAGATTAGTTTTTAAGTTCTCAATATAAATATTACAATATTATGAATCCTAATCAAAAAACAGCTTTAATTTCATTTAGTTATAATTTAGGAAAATATTTTATAGAAACAGGTACAATCAAAATGAAATAGCATTTATATGCTGGTCATTTAAATCAAATGTGTTAGTAGATGCGTGATTGTGATAATATTACACAAAATAATCAATTAATTAAAGTTAAAGGTTTAACTAGACGTAGAAGAGCTGAAATGGCATTATTTAGAACACCTTATAAATAAAATAAATAAAATAAAAGCTTGAATATTTTAAATATTCAAGCTTTTTAATTATTAAAAAAATACTAATTAAATATCTTTAATTAAATCCTATACTTCTTGAATAATTAATTTATCTTGCTCTGTTAACATACTAAAAGCTTTTGGCTAATTTACTCGTGCTAATGATGAATTTAATATTTCTATAAATTGTTCATTAGTTTTTATTGTTGGATCATTTTTTAAAATTTGTGGTGTCCATTTAATAAAAGTTAAAGCTTCATCAAATTTTTTTTCATTCTATAATTTAAATTTTTCTTCCTATTTAAACTACGCTTTTTTATCATAAAATAAATCTGTTAAATTATTTATTTCAATATCAGAAGGGCTATTAATTGTAACATAACTTAAACTTAATGATTTATATTCTTTATTAATTTTAGATATTTTACCAGAAACATTTATTTTATATATTTTTTCAAATTCTGGTAAAGCTTTAAATTTTTCTTCATATGCAGTATCTTTAATGCTTTGAATAAAATCAAATAATTTTCTAGAAGTTTTAGCACCTAATTTAACTTTATATGTAAATCCGTTTTCTTCATTTTTACATATTAATTCTCTAGGACTTGCATAATAACCACCACCAAATGTTCTATGTTGTGCTTCTGATTTTATATCTTTTACAATCAAATCAATATTTTGAACATTCTAACCTTCTGTTAAATTATAATTATTATTATTAAAATCTTCAAGATTTTGTTGCTTTTTAACTTCTCTAGAATTTAAAGCTTTCCAAATACCAAATGCTAATTTTCCAACTTCTGATGCTAAAACTGGTTTAGGTTTAAATCCAGTATGTGATAAAAGTGAATTATACATTTCAGATGAAAAACTATCTCCTGATGATGATCTAATTTTCCAATAATTTAAAATAGAATTTATATTAAATGAATGATCATCAAGACCATCTGATAAACTGGATGTATTTTTTAACTAACTACCATAAGTTTTATAAGCTTCATTATTCATTTTCTATAATATTTTTCTTCCAGTAGGCTATCCTGGACCTTTAGCTGAAATCCATGGATCAAGAAAATTATTAGTAATTATTGCAGTAGCATTTATTAAATCATTTATTTCAAATCTATTCCATGTCTATAATATTATATCTAAATATGCTTCTTTATATATATTATTCATTGTATATTAATTATTTCTATTAATTTTATTATTATTTATTTAAATAAATAATATTTATAATAAGAATTAAATTAGTTATTTAATGTTATTTAATAAGATATATAAAATAATTTTAGAACAAAATAAAATCAATAATATTGAATATGTTGTACCTATTTCAAATTATTAGATGGGTTAGATAATTGCATCACATTTAATAATTAATTATAATAAAAATATGAATAATGATTTTAATAATTTAAAAAAATTATTATATGATGATTAGATGAAATGGTATTTATATAAAATAAATGATAATATAGTAGCATGTGCTGCTTGTAAACATGATTTATATTGGAATTCATTATATATAAATTAGTTATTTAGTTTTAAGAAAGGATATGGTGCAAAATTACTATTATATTTGTTAAAATTGAATTATAATATTATATATTTAAATAGCGATTGGTCTCAAAAAGAGAGTTTAAATTAGTATTATAGACAAACAATTTTTAATTTAACTGAACATATTGTAGATAGACAATATTATAAAGTTCATTATTTTTATCAAAATAAAAAATTAAATGATATAAAATTACAATAGTTTATTTAGGAATAGTTTATATGATTGATTTACAAGTTAAAACTTTATATTTTGGTTCTCCATTAAATAATATTAAAGAAATAACATCTGGAAAATTTTTAACTTCATTTAAAAGTATTGCATGTTGTTTTGCTATAGATTTAGAAGAAGTATATGGAGAATTAAATAAAAAATATACTTCTATAAATTGGGGTTATGACCAATGGAATAAGTCTGAAAACTATTTAAATAAACAAATAATTCCAGAAAAAATAAAAATTACAAATAATGCTAAAGAATGGATCAAAACTACTGGCATTTCTGAAGGATATCTTTATAGTATAAATGTTGATGATTATATCTTAAATCATTTAGAAACATTTAATGATAGTGATCCAAAATGGGAAGTAGTATACAATGGTAAAAAGAAAATTCCAGTTAAATTAGTTAAAAAATTAAAATTAAACTGGGAATGCGAATACTCTAAAATTAAAAGTGATAATTGTGGATTTGCTACAATTGGAGCTGAAAAATATGAGCCACCTTATGATATTGAAACATTAAAAGAACTATATCCTAAGTTATTAGACGATCCTGTGCACAAATGGCGCGCTAAAAATGGAATTGAATTAATTCATAAAGAGCCTGATTTCCAAGAACAAAAGCGTATTTTCTATAATTGGAATGCTATGTCAAAATCTTTAAAAGAAAAATCAGATAAAAAATCACAACAGCTATTCAAATGTTCTAATATGGAAAATCATAATTGGATTATAGAAAATGAATGGCATGATGAAAATTACTTTGAATTATCTGATTGTCGTCAAAGATATGATAAAAGAGATATGGAAGAAAATGGTTTAAAATATATTCATCTTTCTTTAACAAATACTCCAATTACATTTATACCAAGAGTACCTGAACATGGAATGGTATTTAAAGGAAATTTTAAAAAATTCAGTGAAAATGAAACAATTCCAAGAATATGTTGCAGTACTAGTATTTTTGGTGCAATTAGCGCTATTAATTTAAAAGAAAATAAAACTTATTATGTACATTTATTAGAACCAAAAAAAGTTTTATCAAATCAAGAAGTTGCAAAATATGTACCTGATGCTATAGCTACAGGTGAATGCTGGATTTTAGATGATGAAATAAAATCAACAGTTATTGGTAAAGTTGAAATTGGTAATATGTTACCTTATACATATATGTTTTTAAAAGATGAACATAATTTTAAATGTACTTGTTATCATGATTATACATTTATTCCATATGAATCTAAATTTAATAGAACATTCAGAAAAGTAATAAAAAATATTTAAAAAATATTATTAATAATTATTTTTTTTTAGTATTTAATAATATATTTTATTTACTTTTTTATTTTTTTAGTTATTTTATTAAAAAATAATATAAAATTTTAAAAAAGGATAATATATGTTTGCAGATATTAAAACTTCTAAAGTTTATGACGGAAAATTTTTAGATATTTTTATTGATACATATTTTAATGGTAAAAAAGTATTAAATTGGGAAAGATGTTCTAGAAAAAATAATACTAAAGCCGTTATGATTGTTCCATATCATGTATCAAAAGAAAAATATGTAATGATTCAAGAATATCGTGTTCCAATTAAAAATTATGAAATTGGATTTCCTGCAGGTTTAATTGATGGTAATGAATCAATAGAAAATGCAATTAAACGAGAAATGAAAGAAGAAACAGGATTAGATGTGATAGAAATTAAAAAGATTTCCCCATTTACTTATTCTAGTTCAGGTATGACTGATGAAGCAGTTGCAATTGCTTATGTTAATGTTGATGGTGAAATTAGCGACAAATTTCTTGAACCTTCAGAAGATATTATTCCTATGATTGTTAGTAAAGTAGAAATTAAAAGATTATTATCATTAAAAGATCTTAAGTGGGGAAGTAAGGCCTGGCTTATTTGTAATGAAATATCTAAAGATTACTTAATTGATTAAGGAAATGTAAAATGTTGACAAATCAAGTTTATATTTGTGAAAAATGTAAAAGAGAATTTGAATCAAAAGATGTTTGTTTAGAACATGAAAATCATTGCGGAGATGAAAGATTTTTAGTTTATCGTCATGAATTAGTATTTGATTATTCTGAAATGACAAATATGATAATTAGATCAACAAAATATAACGCATTATGGAGTATACGTAATAAAGTGATTAATTTAATTCCTGAATTACATGATACTGATAAACTATTATATTTAGAAGAAACAAATCTTGATGAAATTTATTATAAAGCACATTTAAATACTTTTTATTTTTATACTATTAATAATTTAAATAAAGATGATTATATTGAAAGACTTGTTAATTGTGCTGAAAAATATTTTTATAAACAAGAAGAAATAATAGCAAATAGACGAAAAAATCTTATTGAAAAATATGTAACAAAAGATTTTAAATTTATTGATGATGGATTTGTGAAAGAACTATATTTTTATTGTTAAGAGATTTTAATTATGAGATATGAACCAATTAAAGAAAAATTTATTTACACAATTGAATATAGTATTATTAATCAAGCTAATGGCGATTTAATGTGTGGTGTTGATAAATTAGATAGAGCTGAACTAGTTTGCAAAGCTTTAAATTTTTATCTTGATTATTGCATTAAAAATAATATTGATCCAATGAAAAATGATTTATCAAATATGTTTGAAATTTAATGAAAGGATATTTAAATATGAGTAAGAAGTTTTTATTTGTAATTGATATGCAAAATGATTTTATTGATGGAAGTCTTGGTAGCGATGATGCAAAAAGAATTGTTCCAAATGTTGTAAAACTTATTCAAAATTGGGGAAATGATAAAGATCATAGTATCTGGTATACTTATGACACTCATAGCGATAGTGATAAATCAATTTATCCAAAATATGAACATACTCTTGAAGGTAAAATGCTTCCTATAAAACATTGTATTGTAAAAACACCTGGTTATCAAATAAATGAATATATAATGGATGAAATTGAAAAAAGACATTCTATTTATGATAAAGCATTTCATAAATTTACATTTGGTTCTTTAGATATGGTAATTGAAGCATCAATGTATCTTTGGGAAAATATAAAATCTGATGACGAAATTCATATATGTGGCTTGTGTACAGATATCTGTGTTGTGAGTAATGCTTTACTTCTTCGTGCAAAATTTCCAAATCTTCATATTTATGTACATGAAAATTGCTGTGCTGGAACTTCTAAAGAAGCACATGATGCTGCTTTAACAGTTATGAAAAGCTGTCAAATTGAGGTTATTTAACAATGTCTACTATATCAGACGAAAATGATAAATTGTTTGAAAATATATATAAACGCACTTATAATAGTAAATTTTTATCAAAAGAAATTTGTAGAAAATGTTTTGATACGGCAAATCAATTTGGTTGTTGTAACACAGACAAACAGGTTCAATGGGCGTATGAAGATATTATTGAATTAGTCATTGATATTTTAAAAAACAATAAAGATGAATTACAGCAAATGGAAAATATTTAAATTATTATTATAATGAAGTGAAATCAAAATTAATTAATGATTTGAAAGGTAAATAATATGTTAATTCCATTATCAAATAAACAAATTGAAGATATTTATAATGCTTTATATGAAGTCAGACCAATATATAATGAAACGTTTGAAACATTTAAAAAATATTGTGAAGACAATGAAATTGAATTTGAAAAACATTCATTTGCTTATTTTATTAAAGATGAAAAACATCCATATAAACCATTAAATGATAAAATACTTAGAGATGTTGTTAAAATCATTAATAAACATGTTATTTATGATTTCACTTACTGGACTAAAATGGTTGAAGAAATTACTATTGATGAATTGCGTACACGATTTAAAATTGATGATTTAAAGATGCATGGAATTTTAATAGATATTAAACAAAAGTTTAATATATGTTTATGTTTAAATGATATGATAAAATTAAAATACTTTAGAGAACTTATTTATATTATTGAAGAAACAATTAATGAGGTTAACTAATGGAATATATTACATGTAGCGTAAGTGGATGTTTTGAAACAGGAAAGTTGTATAAAAAATTATCTAATATTGTTAATGCTTCTATAGCTGAAGGATGGAAGCCACAAGGTGGTATTGCTATTACAGCTAATAGACATGAAGATGGATATACATATGGATTTCTTTATCAAGCAATGATTAAAGATGATAAAAATGAAAAAATTCAATAAATTTTAATTTAAATTCAAGAATATTTTATGAAGTGAAATTAAAATACTTTAAAGAAATTATTTATAAAATTGAAGAAAAGTTAAATGAGGCCAAGTAATGGAATACAAAATCATTAAAGTATATGGATGTCCTGAAACTGATAATTTGGAAATGGAATTGGAAGATGAAGTAAATGTATATATTAATAAAGGTTGGAGACCATTTGGATCAATTTGTATTGTTAATGTAGGAGTACCTGAAAATTGTGAGAAAAATTTTGTTGAAGTATGGCAACCAATGATTAAACAACATTATAATGAAAATTAAAATATAATGTAATTTTATATTAGAAAGGAGATATTAAATATGAGTAAAAACGAAAGAAGTAAATTTTTAGCATTACTTTTAAGACATAAACCAGAACTAGCAAATCTTAAAGTTAATGATGAAGGTTGGATTAGTGTTGATGAATTAATTAAAAATACTGATTTTACTTTAAATGAACTTAAAAATATTGTTAGCACAGATAATAAAAAACGATATTCATTTAATAATACATTTTCCTATATAAGAGCTAATCAAGGTCATAGTATTAATGTTAAAATGAATTTTAAAGAATTTATACCATCTGATTATCTTTATCATGGTACAAGTAAAAAATATTGTCAAAGCATTTGTGAAACAGGTATTAAAAAAATGAATCGTCAATATGTTCATTTATCTCAAGATATTAATACAGCAAATATGGTTGGAAAACGTCATGGCGAACCAATTATTTTTAAAATTAATGCTATACAAATGTATAATGATGGAATTAAATTTTATATTTCTGAGAATAATGTTATTTTAACAGAGTATATTGATAAAAAATATATTTTTATGCTTTAATTGTAAAATAATTTGTATTTGTAATGCTAAAAAAGAAGTATTTAAAAATTAATAGAATATTTAAATACAGAATATAAAGGATAATAATATGATAGATAATACTTTAAATAAAATTAATATATGTATAGATTACATTAAAAGCTTTTTTGAAGATTCTAAAGGTGAAAAAGCTATAATTGGAATTTCTGGCGGAAAGGATTCAACAGTTGCAGCAGCATTATGTGTGGAAGCCTTAGGAAAAGAAAATGTTTTTGGTGTATTAATGCCTAATGGATTAACTAGTTCATCTGCATCTAAAGATTTAGATGATGGTAGGGAAGTTTGTAAAGTACTTGGAATTAAATATTACATATTTGATATTCATGAATCATATCATTCTTTACTTTTTAATGTAGAAAATCTTTTATATTGTCAAAATAGTAAAGTTGAATTAGCTACTGCTACTAATCAAACTAAAATTAATTTGGCACCACGAATTAGAATGGCTGTATTATATGCTATTGCACAATCAATGAATGGTCGTGTAATTAATACTACAAATGCATGTGAAAGATTTGTTGGTTATGGTACATTATTTGGTGATACAGCGGGAGATATTGCATTATTTAAAAATTTAGGCGTTTCTGAAATTTATGAAATTGGAGATGCATTAGGATTACCATATAATTTAGTACATAAAACTCCAGCAGATGGATTAACTGGAAAATCTGATGAAGAAGTTTTAGGTGTAACATATGCTGATATTGAAAAATATTGGAAAGCTTATAATTATAGTAATACATATCATGATGAAGGTCAAGCATATTATAATATGCAAACTTTAATGAATAAAGATATATTTGAAAAAATAAAAGCATTACATTTAAACAGTGAGTTTAAACGCCAAATAATTAATATTCCTGGTCCAGAATTTCCAATAAATTTAAATATTTTATAATATTTAGTTAACATTTTTAAAAATAAAGTTATTTTAATAAAAAAGAAATAATAATTATGGAATTTATATTAACTATTTTTAATTTATTCTTTATAACTATAATTTGTATTTTTTGTACGCCATTTGGTTGGGTTGGATTAACTATATTTGGTATAATTATATATTCTATATTAGAACTTAAAAATAAAAAATAAAAATAATTTAAGAAAGGTAAAACTAATGAAGCTTAATCCTATTATTACATCTTTACTTGAAACTGATGCTTATAAATTTAATATGGGAAATGTTATTTTTAAAAATTTTAATGATTATACTACAAATTGGACATTTAAATGTAGAAATGAAGATGTAAAATTTACAGATGAAATGATTAATGAAATTAAAGAACAAATTAATTATTATTGTTCTTTAAGGTTTACTACTGGAGAATTAAGCTGGTTGAAATTAGCACATCCTTGGTTAAGTGAAGGATATATTCATTATCTTAAATTTTGGCATCCTGTTCGTGAAGAAATTAAAATTAACGAAGATGGAATTAAACCATATAATGATTGTGGACTTGCAATTGAAGCAAAAGGTACATGGTTAAATACAAGTATGTATGAAATTGCAATCCTTGCAATTGTTAATGAAGTTTATTTTTCTTTTAAATATGATATTAAAGAAAAAGAAGAAATTTTTAAACAGAAAACAATTAAAAAGCTTAATGAACTTGGAAGTTGTAAATATGAACTTGGAAAATTTTCTGAGTTTGGTTTGCGTCGACGTCTTTCTAAGAATTCTCATGATTGGTTAATTGAACAGTTAATTAATTATAAAGCATGCGGTTTTGTTGGAACATCTAATGTATATCTTGCAATGAAACATAATGTTAAGAGTGTTGGAACACAAGCGCATGAATATATTCAAAGTTTTCAAGCAAATCAAAAATATGATAAAGCTCATTCTAATTATTTTGCAATGAAAACATGGACAGATGAATATAAAACGCTTAATGGTATTGCATTAACTGATTGTATTACTACTGATTGTTTTTTAAAAGATTTTGATCTTACATTTGCAAATCTTTTTAGTGGTGTTAGACATGATAGTGGAGATCCTATTGAGTGGGGTGAAAAAATAATTAAACATTATAATAAACTTGGTATTGATCCTAAAACAAAAACATTATTATTTAGTGATAGCTTAAATTTTGAAAAAGCTACTAAACTTTATAGATACTTTAAAGATAAATGTAACGTAGCATTCGGAATTGGAACATTTCTTGCAAATGATACTGATGTAAAATCTTTAAATATTGTAATGAAAATTACTGAATGTAATGGATTTCCAGTAGCTAAAATTTCTGATACTCCTGGTAAAGGAATGTGTCGTGATAATGAATATGTTGAATATTTAACTAGATGCATTAAATGGCGAATGGATCATGAATAATTAAAATATTTTAGTTGAAGGACAATTAAAAATGAATATTGCTGAAATTTGTAATATGGAAACATATTTAACAAAAATGTCGAAAACATTTTTTGATAAAGCTTGGTTTATGAGTCATCTACCTGAGGATATTACAACTATTGTTGATTTTGGTTGTGCTGATGGGAGTTTTATGAAATTTCTAAAAACAAATTGTCCTTCTTATACATATATTGGAATTGATAATAATCTAGAAATGCAAAAATTAACTGAAGAAAATGGTTTTAAATGTTATTCATCAATTCATGATTTTAAAGAAAATGCATTTTATATTCCTGAAACAACTTGTTTTGTTTTAAATTCAGTTTTACATGAAATTTATAGTTATTGTAATGAAGGTATTCTTTCTGAAATTTATGAAATTCATCCAAAATATATAGCAATTAGGGATATGTCATATAATCCTATTGATAAAACAAGATTTTATCTTCCTATAAATGATTATGATCAAATTATTAATATATTTAAAGAAAAATATCCAGAACAGTTTAATGAGTTTTATAGTATTTGGAAAAATAAACAAGTTCACGAAAAATTGATTGTTCATTTTCTTTTAAAATATATTTATAATAATGAAAATTGGTCAAGAGAAGTTCATGAAAATTATCTTTCAGTTGATATTGATAATATTCGTAATTTATTTTGCAAGAATAGCGTTTTTTCTGACTATAATTATGTAGTTGATTTTCAAACATATTATAAACTTCCATATTTAGTAAATAAATGGAATTCTGATTTTGAACTTAGTAAAAATTATGAACTTAAAGAATATGTTAGAAGTATTAATACACATTTTAAAATGCTATTAAAAGGATAAATTAATAATGACAATAGCTGTTGTTATCATTGGATTTATTTTTATAACAATACTTTTAGTTATATATGCAAGATCTGATGGATATTTTGATGAAAATTAGTAAAAAATAATAAACACATAAATTTATTTGCATTAAAGGGAAAACAATTATGAAAACTAATATTTCTATTATTTCTTTAATTAATTCAATAGATCCTAGAAAATATATTGAAAATATTAATTTATTAGATAATGAAAAATGTATAATATTTGGTAATAAAGGTTTTTTAATATATCAAAAAAATAATATTAATAATTATTATCTTTATAAAAATATTATTAAAATAGGAAAAGTAAGTATTTCAAAAGATATTATATATAATATATCTGATTCAATTTTAAACAGATATATTACATATATTCCTAAATTTACCATATTTACATCTGATGGAGATTATCATACTATTTATGATGATGAAAATTTAAAAATTAATTTATATGTTTATCATAAAATAAAATTTAAAGAAATTAAAAATTTTAAAGATTTTTTAAAATGGATATTTAAAAATAATTATATATTTAATCCAAAAATTGATACTATAAAATCAACAAATGAATATCAAACATTATCTAATAATTTAGAAAATATAAGATATAAATTAATTAGTGCTATAGAATTAGGAAATTAATATATGAATACATATTTTTATGGTGGAGCATTTAATCCATTAACAAATAGTCATATGAAAATTATTATAGATATTTTATCTGAAATGCAAGAGGATGATTTATTAGTTATAGGAATAACTGATCATGATTATAAAACATTTCAATATGATTATAATTTAAGAAATTTAATTTTAAAAAAGAATTGTTTAGAATATTGTTTATATCCTAATAAAAAAATTAAATTAATAAAACAAGATAAAAGAACTTGGAAATTTTTAAATGAATTAGGCTATAATAATTATATATTGGTTATTGGAGAAGATGAATATCAAGATTTAATTAATAATAAATGGCATTTTAGCAATGAAATTTTAAATAATTTTAAAATTAAAGTTATTGAAAGAAATGATGGAGTATCTTCTACAATAGTAAGAAAATTATTAAATGATAATAATTTTGAAGAAGTAAAAAAATATATAAGTGATATTACTTTAAATATTTTAATTAATGAAAAATCTAAATAAAATAAAAAAATTAAATATTTTTAATAATGATATTTTTATATATCATCAAAAATTTAAAGATAAATATGAGCATGGAGGAATAAAAATAAAATATATTATAAATGATATATTTTATTATATTTTTCCGTATTCTAAAAATAAAAATAAAAATATTTTAATCATATTAGGATTAACAAATAAAAATTCATATGCATTGGTTTTATTTAATGAAATTAATGAAAAAAATCCTTTTATATTTTATTGTTCAAAAAGAGATTTTAATTATACTTATAAAAAAAATTTATATGAATTTAAAAATGCAATTGAATATTAAATCCAATTGCATTTTTAATAAAAACATTAAATAGTAAAACAATTAGCTATCCATATTAAACCATATTTTAATGCAGCATTTTTTCTAGAATCTCTTTTAAAATTATCTGTTATTTTTGCATTCATTTGAGATGCTAATTTTTCTGCTTTAAATATGTCAACATCTTCTAATGTAGGTGCTTTAAATGGACTACTTTTTATAATAATATCAAAAATACGTTGCTAATCTTTATTTGTTGGAATAGGAAGATTTAATAAATTTTCAATACCTACAGATAAATCAATGAATTTATCAATATTATTTGCCCTATTAATCCATTTTTCACCTAATGGTCTTAACAAATCTTGTTTATTTTGTAAAATTATAGTAGCTTGTTCTTCTTTTTGGCGTTGTATTTCTTTTTCTTTAGCTTCTTTTTCAGCTTTTGCTGTTTGTCTAGCAATAAATCTTTCATTAAAAGAATGAATTTGCTATTGTAAATTATATTCACCAGGAACTAATGCAATAAGAGGTAAAAATATTTCTGGATAATTATTTGCATAATAATTAAATGTTGGTAAGCATTTTTTAATAACATCTGGTGTAATAATACCAGTTGTTCCATATCTATCTAAAGAATCTCCGGATATTATATGACCTAAAATCCATATTGTCCATTGATAAATCCAACTATCATAATTTTTAAAAGTACTAAAATATGTTTCAGGTAATTGCTATTTATAACCATGTAAAAAACCATTATTATATTCTGACATTGATCTAAGCTATCCTAATATGTTATCACATACTTTCCACATAGCTTTACCTTTTTCAATTATTTTTAACCATAAATAATGACCGCGTTGCTAACCATACTTATCAATATAAATATCTTCTGCTTCATCTTGTATATATCTATCATAATATGATGCATTTTTTCCGGTGCTTCCATAATAATTCTATGGATTTACTAATTCAGGATATTCTCTATATCCTGTAGAATTAGTTAAAAATGAAGGTCTAGGAATACTATCACCTTTATGAGGATATAATACTGACTACATAACTATTTTATAAGCTTTTAAAAATTTACTCATAATAATATTCTTTTTTTATTTTAATTATATTTATTTTATTTAAAATTAAAAATTAATAAATAATATTAATCATTAATAATATTTAAAGGAATAAAATATGAAAACTCATATTAATGGTCATACTGAAATGGCCACTAAATATCAACTTAGTAAATTATATACTAAAGTTTAGACACATATTAATTTAGCTTCTTCTTCATTATCAACAGCTATCTCTGGTACTAATAATTATGTTTCTAATTTAGAAAATTCTTTATTAGAAAAATATAATGATTTATTATCAGCTGATATAGATATTCGCAGTACTATAACAAATACTGCAAATTCTATTCAAGAATATTCTGATAATAAAGATGCTATTGTTTTAAAAGATGCTAAAAATTATAGTGATTCAAATAAAAAAGAATTAAATAATACTATTTCAGAATTAAGTACAAAAGTTGACAATAATTATGAATTTTTATCTACAGAAATTGAAAAAACAACAAGTTCTTTAATTAAAAATATTGAAAACACAACAAGTTCTTTAATTGACAATGATGAATTTATAAGCGGTCAACTTAAACAATATGTAGATAAAGAAATTGATAATTTAGGTTCTGTATATAGTCTAGTTGGTATTTTATCTGATGGAACAATTGCAACATCTATTGAACAATTACCAACAAATGCTAAAAAAGGTTAGATTTATTTCATTAATAAAACATTAAATGATGGTACAACTGAAACAGAACAATATATTTGCATTAATGATGGTATTGATTTAGCTATTAATAAATATCAAAAATTTGGTACTTCAGTTGATTTATCTAAATATTTAACAATTAATTAGATTAATGATAGAATCTCAGGTGTTTTATCAAAAGCAGCAAAATATACAGATGATACAAAATTAGAAATAACAAATTCTTTACAAGAATATAGTGATAATAATTTACTTAGCGCTAAATTTTATACAAATAATATTAGTAGTTTCTTAGATTAGACTTTAAAAGCTTATAGTGATAATAATGCAAATAATACATTAACTATAAGTAAAAAATATACAGATGATACAAAATTAGAAATAATAAGTTCTTTACAAGAATATAGTGATAATAATTTACTTAGTGCTAAAAATTATGCTAATTAGATTAATACATCATTAAATACTGCATTAACTAAAGTAGATCATGAATTAGTTGCAAATGATAATACAATTAGTTCATATCTTAAAAAATATATTGATGATTAGATTGATAATTTAGGTTCAATTTATACTTTAATTGGAACATTAGATAATGGTGAAATAGCTACATCTTTATAGGAATTACCAACAAATGCTAAAAAAGGTTAGATTTATTTCATTAATAAAAAATTAACTGATGGTACAACAGAAACAGAACAATATATTTGTATTAGAGAAGGTGTTACATTAGCTGCTGATAGATGGCAAAAATTTGGTACTTCAGTTGATTTATCTAAATATATAACTTCTACTTAGGTTACTGGAAAAGACCAAATTGTATTAAATACTTCTAAAGAATATACAGATGATGTTAGCGCATATTTAGATAGCACATTAAAAAATAAAATTAATAGCGATATTGCTTTAGTAAATAAAACAATAAATGAAACAAGCGCTTATTTAAATAATACTTTACAAGATTTTAGTATTAATAAAGCTAATGATGCTTTAACTAATGCTACTATATATATTGATGAAACAAGTGCTTATTTAAATAACGCTATTAATACTGCTAAAGCTCAATTATCTGATAATACTGAAATTGTAAGTGGAAATATTATAACTTATATAGATAAACGAATTGAAAATTTAGGTTCTGTATATAGTTTAGTTGGTACAATTGATGAAAATGGAACAATTGCTACATCTATAATACAACTTCCTTTAGAAGCAAAAAAAGGTTAGATATATTTTGTTAAAAATACATTATCTGATGGTACATAGGCAATAGAACAATATATTAGTATAACTAATGATATAGCTACTGCTGATACAAAATATCAAAAATTTGGTACAACTGTTGATTTATCTAAATATTTAACAATTGATTAGATTAAAGCTAAAGACTCACAAGTTTTATCAGATGCTAATAAAAAGTTAGAAGAAAAGATTTTAGAAGCTAAAGAATATACAAATACTGTTAGTGGTAATTTAAGTACAGCTTTAACTGATGATATTTCTAAATTAGCTAAAGAATATACTGATAATTAGTTAACTAATAAGTTTAAAGAAGCTAAAGATTATACAAATGCTGTTAGTGGTAATTTAAGTGCAGCTTTAACTGATGATATTTTTAAATTAGCTAAAGACTATACAAATATTGTTAGTGGTAATTTAAGTGCTGTTTTAACTGATGATATTTTTGAATTAGCTGAAAAATATACTAATGGTAAGTTAACAGAAAAGATTTTAGAAGCTGAAAATTATACAAATACTGTTAGTGGTAATTTAAGTTCTGTTTTAACTGATGATATTTTTGAATTAGCTAAAAAATATACTGATAATTAGTTAACTAATAAGATTAAAGATGCTAAAGATTATACAAATACTGTTAGCGGTAATTTAAGTTCTGTTTTAACTGATGATATTTTTAAATTAGCTAAAGACTATACTGATAATTAGTTAACTAATATGTATAAAGATACTGAAAGTTATACAAATATTGTTAGCGGTAATTTAAGTTCTGTTTTAACTAATGATATTTCTGCATTAGCTAAAGCTTATACTAATAGTTAGTTATCTAATAAGTTTAAAGATGCTGAAAATTATATAAATGAAGTTAGTGGTAATTTAAGTGCTGTATTAACTAATAATTTTAATTCTGAAATTAATAAATTAAGTACAACATTAGAAGTTAATATTCCTGCTTCAGCTAAAGCTTATACTAACGATTAGATTGAAAAATTAAAAAGTATTTATGCTATTCAAAGAAAATATATAGAATTATCTGGTATTTCACCTACAATCGGTTTAACTGAAGGTAATAGTACTTATACATGTATTGATCCTATTTCATCATTTACTGGTTGGACTGCTGAAAATTCTGATTATGAAACAGTAATTTATTTTACTACACATGAAACAGAAAAGTTTATTCAAAATGGCATGCCTACTAATTTAAAATATATTAAATCTGATTATATTTCAAAAAATGATGTTGGTGATAAATTATTAGATTTACCTTTAAATACATCTTTTATAATTACTATAAGAAATCTTGTAGCTAGAATTGAATAGATTATTTAATATATTTAAATAATAATTATTAAAGAGTAAGATAGTTAACTATCTTACTCTTTTATTTTTATTTAATTTATTAAAATAAATAAAAATTAAATAAATAATATTAAAATATTATGGTTTTTTATAAAAATGAAGATATTATTTGAACAAGTACAACCAAAAGATGTATCTTTTAATGATATGTAGATTATTTGTGAACAAACAAATCCAAAAGAACCTACAAAATTAAAAATACGTGGAAAATATATTTGTTGTGATAAACAAAATGCAAATGGACGTATTTACAAATTTAATTATATGAATAGTGAATGTGTTCCAGAATATAAAAGAGTTTGGATTGAACCTGGTAGAGCATATGCTTAGTTAAACCATGCTCAATCATATACAGTAAATCCTAAAGATGCATGTGAAATTATTACATCATTAGAACCTGATGGTACAGATTTTATTGGAGAATCTATTGTTTTAAATTCTGATACACGTTTAGGTACTCCAGGAACACCAAATGGAGATATTTTAGCAGCTATATTAGTTCATGGTGGCAAAATTGGTAAATCAACACGTGGAGCTGTAGATGATCCAAATAATAAAATAATTGATAGTAATAATAAATATTCGCTTATTTGTGTTGATACTGTACTTGATCCTTCTGGTCCTAATTGTTATATTAATGATATTATAATGGAATAGAAAGATTTTATGGTAAATTAGCATGGATTAATTGTAGAATGTGCATATAATAAATTAGAAAATGATTTAAATAATTATAAATCTACTTTTGATCTTGCTGCAAGAAGATAGCAAATGGCATCTATATTTAGTGAATTTATGAAAAATATAAGAGCTAAATAATAATTTATTAAATAATAAAGCCTTAAGAAATTCTCTTAAGGCTTTTTATATTTAAATATCAAATAAATTGATTTTATTTTCACCTAATTCTATTTGACAATTAGGATCAAAACCTGAAAAATTATGATTTATCATAATTTGTTTTAATGGACTTAAACATGTTTTAGTAAACATTGTTTCTCTATCAATTGTAAATAAATTTTCAAATTCTTTAGGATATCTATCTTTAAAACCTATAACATCAATTCCATATTCATTATTAGTTTTTATATATGTATAATAAAATCTATCTGATGTCATAATTTCTTCATATTTACTTGTAATATTTAATTTTTTAATTAAATCATTATAATATTGTGCAGCTCTTGCATGAACACCTGCTCCTTTTTCTAATGATAAAAATCCAGTATTTTCTTTTGGTGTATTTAAATTTTTAATATATGAAATATCTTTAATTCCTAATGTAATATAAATATCCCAAATTTTTCTTATTTCTGCTTGAAATAATTCATTATTCCAATCATATTTAATAATTTTTTCAACACATTCACTTAAAAGATTTTTTATAGCACCTGGTAATTCATTTTTCTTAATTTCAACACCAACATATGCAAATTTATCACAAGGATGTCCTTCATTATCTCTTACATGAACAATATAACGTTTTTTAGCTAAATATTCACCTTCAGATGATATTTTTTCTCTTTTAAATTCGATTCTACGTTGATCAGTCCAAAATTTCTCACATAAGAAATCTGCACAATATTGATTTACATCATTTTGAAATTCACCATCAATGTAATCTTTAATAGTATTAAAATCTTCTAAATTATTCCAATCAGGTTGTCTATTTTTAAATAGATATTTTAATACTGCATCCATTCTTACATATAATGAATTATGTACTAATATATCATTAGCTATAAATGTATGTGATCCATCTTCAACTTCTAAATCATATACATATTCATTATTAAAATTTTCTAATTTTTCAATTTTTACTCTATTAGAAGATACTGGAACTAATTCAAAATCTTTTAAATCAATCATATTATTCTTTCAACGTTTTATTTTTAAAATAACTATATTAATGTTTTATTAAAAAATGTCTTTATAATTCTTTATAATTATTTCTAATATTTTTATTTTAATTAAAAAATGATTATTTTAAAATAAAAACTAAAGAGAATTATTATGAAAGCATTAAAAAAAGAAGAAAGAGATTTTTTAGTTTGTAGTGATTGTATTTATTATAAAGCTAATGAAATTTTTGATAATAGATATCCTGATATAACAAGAGGCATTTGTTCACTACATGATAAAATTGTAGATAATCGTTGGGAAACAAAATGTGAAGATAATACAGGAAATTATTCATGTAAAAATTGTCAATATTTTGAATATGATAATAATAATATTGCTTTTTGTAATTATTATGATAATGATATTGATGAAAATGATATTTGTGAAAAATTTGAATTAGAAGTTTAAAAAATAATGAAAACAAATTTTAAAAAAATAATTTATGATGAATTAATAAGAGAAAAATTAAATAAGTATTTATATCAATTTAAAAGAAAATTAATATTAGATGATAAATTAATAACTAATTGTGAATTAGTTAATTTTAATAATGAAAAATATATACTAATATTAGATAAAAATTCTGATATACAAACAAATATTCATCATATTAAAACAAATTTTAATATAATTAAAGTACAAGATTATAAAGATGATTTTGGTTTAGTTTATTATAAAACATTAATTAATTAAAAATATTATTTTATTATTTTCTCTTTAAGTTTATTTTAATAATAAACTTAAAGAGAATTTTTATATGATTAATTTAATTAAAGGACCAAGTAATAGAGGAAAAATAACATTTGACTAGAGTTCTAGATGGTAGTTTGATTTAATTAGAGATCATTTTAAAACAGAAAATAAAGAAGTTAAATATATGAAATATAATTATGGAGGAAATTCTTGGACATATATGATAACTCCTTTAGGTGCATTTAATTTAGGACATACTGATAATATTATTGAATTTTGTAAAAAAAATAAAATTCAATATTCTATTGATAAAGATTTATATGAAATTGTTCATCCTAAATTATATATTGAAAAATTAGATATTTTACCTAATCCTAATTATATATATAGAGATTATCAAGAAACATTAATAAATTCATTGGCAAAAAATGGTAGAGGTGTTATTATATCTCCTACTAGATCTGGTAAATCGTTAATTTTAGCAGGATTATTTCATAATACATTATTAAATACTAATAAGAATAAAATTCAAAATATTTTATTAGTTGTTCCTAATTTATTATTAGTTGAACAATTTTGTAATGATTTAGAAGATTATTTTTCTATTAAAGAAGAAATTATTACTATAACTTTAGAAAATAATAAAAAAATAGAATTAGATGGAGAAGATATAGTAGAAACTACCAGAGGCACTATAAAAGCTAAAGACTTAAAAAAATCTGATGAAATTATATCAATTCCTTTTTAATTTTTGAAAGCAATAAATTATTTTGTAAAAATTTATTTAAAAGTAATTGCTAAATTTTTAACTAATTTATATGTTTTAATATAAATAAGTTGCTTAATTTTTGATATTTAGATATATAAAACCAATTTACTTTATCTTTATATTTTTCAATTAAAAACTATGGAATTTCATGTGTTTTAGATAAAATTTGCCAATTTAAATTTTCTCCATATTTAAATAATAAATATGGAGTTAATTGTTGAAAATATTCAATATTAAATGGTTTAAGTTCAAAAAAATATGAATCAATAAATTCAGGACTTAAATATTTATGTTTAGCTATTTTATGCCATTTTTTATCATATGAATTTATTAATTCTGAATATTTTATCTATGTTTTTAATTGATTTAATTTCATTTAATGAAATTAATTTAATTTTATTTAAAATATTTATTTTAAATAATTATTTTTATATATATTTGTTGCTTCTATTTCATCCCAAATTTTAAATAATGGTTTTGAAATTAAATATAAATAAATTTCCATTGTAAGTTGTATTTCAAAAAATTCATCATTTAAAATATTATCAAAATTAATATTTAAAGTTTTAGCTACTGTTTTTAATTGAAAATTTTTTAATGCAGGTCTATAATGAAATAAATATCTTGAAGTTTCTGATAATACATCTATAGAATTTGACCAAAAATAACTTCCAAAATAATTATTATTATTATCTATAAACCAATTTCTTAAAAATTGATTATCAAAATGTAAATTATTATATCCACATAATAAAATTTTATCAACTGTATTATATCTATCACAGTATTTGTCTAATATATTACAAAATTCTTTAAATTGTATTTGTGAATCTTTATATTGTTTAATTTCTTCTATTGTAATATTATTAGCTTTTAAAATTTTATTATCATACTCTTTATTTAGCGTTAAAGAATTTATTTTTAGATTAAATCTGGTTAATTCTGATGATACATTGTTTATATCCATATTAACTAATATGGCTGTTAATTCATATATTCCAGATTTTTCCGGATTAATACCTGTAGTTTTTAAATCATAAAATAATATTTTCATATATAAATTTTTTATTTTTTAAAATAAATCAAAATAAATATATATAAATGTTTTGGAAAAATTATGACATCTAAATTTAATAAATTATATAATATGATTACATAGGAAATAGCAAAAGTATTAGATGAACTTCCTGAAAAAGCTCAATAGTATATCGAAACTGATAAATGGAAATATTAGAAAAAAATAACTTAGAATTTTATGAAAAATTTATTTATAGATTGTAAAAAATTATGTTTTAAATTATTTCCAGAATATGATTATTATTTATAGGCTATTTTTTAGGAATGCCAATTAATTTTTTCATGTAAAGCAGCAACAATAGATTTATATGGTTAGTTATTGCCTGACGGAAATATAGAATTTAATTTATATCCAGTATTAGAAGTAACAATGTTAAATAATGACAAAGAAAAAATAAAAGAAATATTATATTACAGTTTTATATTTCCAACAATACCACATTAGATTGCACATATTATTGATATTGCAATTAATGGTAGACCATTAACTGAAGAATAGGTTCATAGAGAATCTTGGAAAGAAATTTATTAGGCAATAATGCAATACTATACGTAATAAACAGGAGATTATTAAAATGTTAGATAAATTTATAACAGATACTGAAATAATTCAAAAATATTTAAATATTGCTATAGAAAAATATCCAAATAAATTTGGAGATTTTTGCGATTATTTTGGTATATTATTAATTGACCATTATTTCAAAAAAAGAGAATAGGGCATTAGAGCTTTATTTTATGATAAAAAAAATGTACAACCTTATGAATTTTATTTAATGTAGGCTGTAAAATTTTATGTTACAAGACATAATAAATATGCTCAAGAAAAAATAGAATTTACTCAAGAAATTTACAATAAATTAACTAATTAGTGGTATTATACAGATCCAAAAACTATTACAAAAAATGATAAAATAATGCAAATTTTACATTATAATAATTATATTCCTACTGAATGTGTTTTACCTTTAAAAGCTAATGATTTAATTTATGATAAAAATATGCAAAAATTTGGAGTAATTATTAAAATTTTAACTTCTAATTCAGCATTAATTCGCACTTTTGATGGTTTAGAATATTCTATATATACTTTAACTGTTGAATACGGTAGTGATAGAATTTTTAAATATAAATATGCTTTAAATAAAATTATATATGATATTAATAATATCTAGGAAGCTAAAAATATTTCTGATATAGCATTAAATTAAAATTTATAAAACATTTTATAACTATTTTATTATGTTTAATTTATATAATAAAATTAAATTAAATATAAATTATATTTTTAAAGGAGAATAATTATGTTTAAATATTTAAAAAATAAATTTATAAATTGTTTAGATAATATTATTAAAAAATCATGTACAATGACCGATAGAGATTGGGAAAAATATAATAATTATATTAGACAAAAATCTAGAGATAAAGAAAATATTACAATTGGTAATTTTTCTCAAAAAGGTTTTAATTATATTTTTTATGAATTAGTAGAAAATGCAGATTCTTCATTAATATTTTTTATTAAAGATTATGAAAGCATTTTTGATGATTGTAAATTAAATTGTTTAAAAATAATATGTAAAAAATTTGATAGATTACGTGGAGAAATTAAAATATTTACTTTTAATAATGAAAAAAATGAAAAATTTTTAGAATTAGAAAAAGAATATAAATGTTTTTCATATATTCCTTTAAAAACAACATCTAAAAAAGCAAATAATTTTATTATAGCAGATACTAAAGCATATTGGTTAGAAGATTATACAACAATGATAAGAACTGATATTAATAATAATAATGAATTTTTAAAAGATTGTATAAATTTCAATGATAATAAAAAAGCATATGATTTATATAATATTATAAGACAAATAGAAAGAACCTTATAAATATTAAAAAATTTATAAAAAAATGCATAGATTTAAATCTATGCATTTTTTATTTTATATTTTATATTTTATTATTCAACTATTTCTGCATCAATAGGTTCATCAGTATTTGTTGAAGAATTTTCACTTGTAGTTTGTTCAGCTTGTTTTGCAGCTTGTTCTGCTTGAGCAGCTTTATAAATTTCTTCACCAATTTTCATTAATGCACTTTCAGCATCTTTAATAGCTTCATTAATTTTTGATGCATCATCAGAATCTTTAACTGCTTTTACTGCTTCCATTTTTTCTTCAACCACTTTTTTAGTATCTTCTGAAATTTTATCAGCATGTTCTTTAAGCTGTTTATCAACATTATAAATCATTGACTCAGCTTTATTTTTAGCTTCAGCTAATTCAGCAGCTTTATTATCTTCTTCAGCATGTAATTCAGCTTCTTTCTTAAGTGCTTCAACTTCTTCTTTTGTTAAACCACCATTAGATTGAATAACAACATTTTGAGATTTACCTGTTCCTTTATCAAGAGCAGATACAGTTAAAATACCATTTGCATCAATATCAAAACTTACTTCAATCTGAGGAACTCCACGAGGTGCAGGTGCAATACCTTCAAGATTAAAAATACCTACTTGCTTGTTCCTATTAGCCATTTTTGATTCACCTTGTAAAACTCTAATAGTAACAGCAGGCTGATTATCAGCAGCAGTACTAAAAATTTGAGATTTTTTTGTAGGAATAGTAGTATTACTTTCAATTAATTTTGCAAAAATACCACCTTCAACTTCAATACCATAGCTAATTGATGTTACATCAAGAAGTACAATATCACCGGCAGTAGTATCACCTGCTAATACTGCACCTTGAATAGCTGCACCCATTGAAACGCATTCATCTGGATTAATTTCTTTATTAACGGTAGTTTTATTAAAAACCTTTTTAGCAAGTTCTTGAAGATATGGTACACGAGTAGAACCACCTACCATAAGAATATCATCAATTTCTGTAATATCTTTTCCAGAATCTTCTACACATTTCTTACAAGGCTCAGTAAATTTATCAAAAACATCACTTACAATAGTTTCAAATTTAGCACGAGTCAAATCATAATTTAAGTGAATAGGACCTGATTGATTCATACTAATAAATGGAATATTAATATTAGATGTTTGAGTTGTAGAAAGTTCACATTTAGCTTTTTCTGCAGCTTCTGTTAAACGTTGCATTGCTTGAGGATCATTAGATACATCAACACCATATTGATTTTTAATTTCTGTAATTAATACTTTAACTACAGCTTCATCAATATCTTTACCACCAAGAAGTGAATCACCATTAGTTGCTAATACTTCAAAAACACCATCTGCACAATCAAGAATTGATAAGTCTGATGTTCCTTGGCCAATATCATAAACAGCAATTACTTTTTCTTTATCTTGTTTATCAACACCATATGCAAGTGCTGCTGCTGTAGGTTCATTAATAATACGAAGAACTTCAAGACCAGCAATTTCACCAGCATTTTTTGTAGATGTTCTCTGTGAATCATTAAAATAAGCAGGAACAGTAATTACAGCTTTTGTAATCTTTTTACCAAGATATGCTTCAGCATCAGCTTTAAGTTTTGCTAAAACAAATGATGAAATTTCTTCAGGTGTATAAATTTTATCATTAATTTTAATACCAGCATCACCGTTTTTATTTTCAACAACTTCATAAGACATTAATTTTGCAATATCTTTAATTTCTGAAAATTTACGTCCAATAAAACGTTTTACTGAATGTACAGTGTTTTTTGGATTAGTAATAGCTTGACGTGCAGCAGTAATACCGACTAAACGTTGACCGTCTTTAGTAAATGAAACAACAGATGGGGTAGTACGTTGACCTTCAGCATTTGGAATAATAATAGCTTGACCATTGTCATAATAGCTCATTGCTGAATTACCTGTACCTAAATCAATACCTAATACAATTTCTTTTGACATTTTATTAACTCCTTAAAATTTAACGTTAATTAATGTAATTTCCACACATAGGACAATTACAAAATATATTTATAATTTATTAATATAATTATTATTAATTTTTTTAAAAATTTTTTATCATATTTCAAATAAATTTTCATATTGAGATTTATTCATATTATTTAATAATGCAAAAACTTTTCCATTACCTTTACAATTATATAACCATTCTATTACAAATTGACATTCTCCAAATACATTTAATTCTTCCCAACCTACTAACAATATTTGTTTATCTGATAATGATAAAAGTTCATTTAATATAAACTCTGGAGAATATTTTGAAATTTCTAAATAATATTTTTCAAAATATTCTTTATGATTATATCCATTTTTATGTGTATCAAAAAACAATTCTTTTGATGGTATCAATCTAATATATTTGTATTCTGTAAAATATTTCGGAATTGTAAATGCTATAGATAATGTAAAATAATCATTTTTATTTTCTAATTTATTCCAAACATTAAAAGATGTATATAATATTTTTCTGCTCATATATAAAGATATAAATTTATTTTAAATACTTTATTAAGTTCTATTATTCTACTTGTATTAACATTTAAATATGGATCTGATAAATTTTTATATAATATTGTATATGCAATCATCTTTTTTTTAGGACTTATTGCTATAGTTAACATAGTTTCATCATTATTTAATTTAATTGATTTATAAAACTTTGGCCATTTTCTATATATATGCTGTCTACTAAATTCGTTATAAAATTTATCAAATCTATCATCTATACATATTTTTTTTATATTATTTAAATTTTTCATAATGATAATTTATTTAAAGATTCTATTCTTAATTTTAAAGCATCTTCTACTTTATTACATATATTAAAATTTAATGCTTCTGAAAATATATCTAAATTTGTTTTTAATTGCTCAAATGATTTAGCTATTATAATTAAATTATTTTCTTTATTAAAAGTTAATATTTTTTCAGATTTATTATAATTTTCATTTAAAATAACTTCATCTTCAAAATATATTAATTTTTGCTTTCCTACTTCATATGCTTGTTTTGTTACTTTATATTCTCCACAATTTAATGTATGTCCAATATCAAATTGGTGATATTTATCATCAATTCTAAAAATATCTTTTTGATACATTACAATAGGATTATCTTCTTTAAAATATGTTTCAAACATTTTATAATTAATATTTAAAGTTATTTCATAACCAGTAATAGCTGATCCTAACCACCAATCTGCCCAATAAAATATATCTCCTTTTTTAGGAATATATGATTTATATGTTCTTGGCCAAAAATCATTATTAGAAATTAAATCTTTTTTTGTTTTTGGAATTATATCTTCAAATATATATTTCATTTTTTACCTGCAAAAAATAAATCTATAAAAAAACATAATGTAAAAAATAATATACAAATTATATAAAAAATTCCAGTAATTGGTAATAATATTATTGATAATCCTATTAATAATAATGATACAATAAATGAACAAATTAAAACAAATAAAATTTTTATAAAATTTTTAATCATAATAATTCTATTTCCTTTAATAATTTATTATTTTTATCTTTATCTGATATAATAGCTTTAGATAAATCAATTTTCCAATCAATATTTAATTCTTTATCATTATATAAAATTCCTGCTTCATGAGATTTCATATATATATTATCACATTTATATGAAAATATAGCTTCTTCAGATAAAACTACAAATCCATGCGCAAATCCTCTAGGAATATAAAGCTGATATTTATTATCTTCTGATAATTCAACTGATATATGTCTTCCAAATGTATTAGAATTTTTTCTAATATCTACAACTACATCTAATACTTTTCCTTTGATAACTCTTACTAATTTAGCTTGAGTATATGGAGGTAATTGATAATGTAATCCTCTTAATACACCATATGTTGATTTAGATTCATTATCTTGAATCCATTCATTATCTATATCATTATTTTTATATTTTTCATAATTAAAAGATTCAAAAAAATATCCTCTTTCATCATTATATATATCCGGAACAATTAATTTAACTCCATTTAATTTTAAATCAAATATTTGCATTATATACCTCTTTTACTATTTTTACAGTATTTTCTAAATATTCTTTTGAAAAATTTTCAATATGTTTTTGTCTATATAATACTTCATGACTTTTTAAAAATATTTGTTTATAGTTTTCAACATTTTCATTTTTATCATTTTTATTATATAAATTATATGTTCTATTAAACCCTACATTATTTTTATATTTTTTTAATTCTTCTTTTATCAAATCATTATTAAGCAAATTATAAAAATAAGCTCTTAATTTAAAATTCTTTTCTTTATATTTAAAACTAGAAAACTTATAAAAATAATCTATAATTTGATTAATATCTTCATTAATTAATGTTAATTCTATTCTATCAGGATAACTAATAACTCCTAAATTTTTTACCAATTTACGATTTTTAGTATATTTTCCTTTACTATTAAAAAATATTGTAAAAAAATCATTTTCTGCATATAATTTAATTTTAATATTTAAATTTTTATCTACATAATACTTTTCTAATGGTGTCCATTTATTTGGATCTGGCTTTCTAAGTTCTAATCTTCCTCCATCAATTGCACAATTAACTACAAGCCAATATTCATCTCCTTTTTTCCAATTTAATCTTTCACCATGTAAAGCATAATCAATATAATGATATCCTCTTTCTGAATGACTTTCCATATTTATAGTATTACAATACATCCATGCTAATTCTTGATTTTCTGCTAAAAATTCAAAAACATTTTTTGGCAAATTTAAATCTTCAGCACATAATTTAATTTTTTCAAATTTTCTATGTGGTTTCCATAATTCTGCTTCTGAACAATCAACAGGATCAAAATCCTTCATAGATTTAAATGAATATTCTATTTTTTCTTTCAAATCATTTATATTTTTCATATATAATATTTTTTAATTTTTATTTTTAAAATAAATATCTTCATTTTTTTATAAAAATATTATTTCTTTTTTTGAGAAAAAACAAGTTAATCAACATAAAATAGATTAATTATATTATTTTTTTATATTATTTTTTAATTATTAAAAACAAATTTAATTTATTATATAAATAAGTATTTTTAAGAGATTTAATTAAATGTCAAATAGTTCATATTTTACTTTATTACGAAAATCAAAAGAAAATTTACAATTTTCTAACAAATTAATAGAAGAATTTATCATTTCAAAATATAATGAAATGATGTTTATGAATAATAATAAAGCAACATCTGTTGAAGAAATGCAAAAAGAAATTTCTAATTATTATCCTATAACTACTTTTAAATATATTTCAATAAAAAATAAAAATGAATATGATGTAGTTTTTCAATTTCATTTTACTTCAGGATTTAATGTTTTAAAAGATGAATTTAATTTAAATCCATATAATAAATATAGTGATATTATTATAGATTTAAATTTAGCTAAAGAAATGTTAATAGCAATTGATTATATATTATCAAGAGATTATTCTCATAAATTTGAAGATATTTTAAATAATTATTATATTAATGTTTTTGGCGATTTAATTCCAAATTTTCAATATAGATTTAATGATAAACCTGATTTAGATGAATTTGAATCAGAAGAATTAGAAAAAGAAGGTTTTTATTATTTAAAAAAATGTAGAGATATAATTGCTGCTTATATATTAATAGAAAAAGAAAATACTTTAAATGAAGCTGAATATATTTTATTATATTCTGTTGCATAATTTATATTTTTGTTTATTTTGAATTAAATTAATTATAATTAAATTAATCATAATAACTTATGTATTACGCAATTAATGAATTATTATTAAAAGATCAAGATATTAAAAATATTAAATTACCAAAAAATACAATAATTTTTAAAAATTTAAATGATGTTCCAAAATCAGAAACTTTTTTCTTTTCAACTATTAAAGATTGTCAATATTTAAAATCTACATATTTTGGAATAACAAGTTTTTATAATCTACCAATTTCTAGTTATTTTGCATTTATACAAAATTATTTTTTAAATGCTGATAGTTATTTTAAATTATCTTGTCAATTAGATAATACTGATATTAATAAATTTTGTCGTTCTGATTCAGGTAATAAAATTTGGTCTGGCCAAATAATAAAAGATGAAATTGATTTAAACTTTGTTAAACAAGAAAATCAATTAGATACTATGATGTTTTTATCAAATAATAAAAATATTTCCCAAGAAGTTCGTTGTTGGATGATTAATGGAAAATGTATTGAAATATCTAAATATATTACTTGGAATAAAGAACAACAAAATTATATTTTTGATAATAATGAATATATAAAATTTGCAGAATTTATTGCATCTATTTATGAACCTGATGAATTATATACTATAGATTTAGGAGTTTATAATAATAAAATTTATATAATCGAATATAATTGTTTTTCAACATCTGGTTTTTATAATGCAAATATTGAAAAAATAATTAATAATTTAGAATTATTTTATAACTGATGCTAAATTACAATCAACACCTATACCATATATTAACTATCCATTTTTATAATTAGATTTAAACACTGGATAATGACCAGTTTTAAATCTTGGCAAAGATACTAATCCCCAATCATATATATCTTCATCAGTTAATACAAAATATAAATAATTATTTGCTATTAATGTATATTCTATACCATTTTTTTCAAACTAATCTCTTATTAATAATGTATCAAATAATTCTATATTATAATATTTTTTTACAAACTATATAAAAGCTTTATTATCTGAATATAATCTATAATGTTTAAATTTTTTCTACTATATTTTTTTCTAAGATAATTTTTTTCTATTACAATCACAAGGATATATCTATAACTAATCCCATAATTTTAATAATAACTATTTTGTCTATTTAAGTCTTTTTTTCTATTCTATAGTCTAAAATAAAAATTGTATAGGATCTCTATTTCCTTTAAAACCAGAATTATTTAATATTTCTATATTAACAAATTGATTTTTAAATCTTACATCTTTAATAATATTAAATTCTTTATCTATTCCTCTAGATAATTTTAATTTTAAATCTTTATTAATTCTTGTATCATTTCTTAATTCAACCTATTGTATTATACAATGAGGATTCATATTTGACTATATTCTCATATAGTATCTATCTGATTTAATTTCTGCTTTTACATTAAAATTTCTATTTTCAAAATCATAACTTATAACAGGTATTAATGACTATGTAAATGATACTCCAAATAATTCCTACTATATATCTCCATAAAATCCAGATATTTTATCAATTTTATTATTACCCTATGCACAAAAATGCTGAAATAAAAAATCTCCAGATGGATTATCTCTTACTAAAAATGATGAAGCAGGATATCCACCTTCAAAATATACAGCTTTAAATCCAGCCCTCTAATTACTTATATTATCAAATTGACAATATGCTTGATAATCTTTCCACTGAATTTTATTTAAAAATGTATCTTTTGTTAATATATCAGCTGTTGCCTATATATCTTTTATTCCATTATCACCATTATATAATTCAGAAGGTGTTTGCGTTAAATTATTAATATAATATTTTCCTTGTTTAATTCCTTTTTTATCTGAACCATCATTCTAAAACTACATATCATTAGGTACAGCAAATAAACCAGCAGGTGTAGAACCAACATTTCCTAATACAGGATATCCATCTTCTCCTTCCTATCCAGTATAATTTACAACTGTCGGAAACCAATTAAAATATTTTATAATTCCATCCTACTATAAATTATATGCATCCTACTAATAATCTAATCCTGGAAATACCCAAGTCTTAAATGTAAAATTCGTAGTAGCCTAATATTGAAATTTAGATGTTGGCTGCTACTATGGTTTTTTATATGATAATGAATGACTCCATAATATCTCAGATTCTAATGGCATAAATTTATCTCTAGGATGCCACCACTTAACATATAAATCAGGTCTACAATGTACCATCCAATTTGTCATCATTTGATCCAAATCTTCTTTATATTTAGCAATCAATGATATTTCATACTATATAGTTACTGGCAATGGTCTACGCCTTCTTAAATCATACGGATAATATAATGGATGATCTTTAGCCAATCTAGTAAATTGTTGATCCCTTTGATATAATAAATCTACATGCATATCAGCAACACGTATCTAATCAGTCTTTATACCTGCACTCTGTAATACTATTAATGGTAACTTTATTGCACCCTAATGATTCTATAAAGATTTTAATATTATAGACCTATCACCAAATATACAAGGTACCTAAATATTCTTTTGTAATATATCTTTTATATTAATAGGTTTAGAATAATCCCTATTCTGTTTATGCTTCCTTCGCTATATAACTATATCATTAAATATATTTGCCAATAACGCTGCAGCAATTAAAAACTATTCATTATAACTACGTAATTTTGCCATTATTTAATATATCAAATTTATTATTATTTATTGATTTCATATCTCTTTACAATATTCAATCAACTAATATACAAATTTTTTCATTTTCAAATCTGTATTTTTAAACTATTCTATTAATCTTATATTATCCTAATACTTATTAATATATTCTATCTATTCCTATGTCAATTTATTTTTTAAATATAAATTCTATATATTTTCTGTATTATGTATTATATAAGCATTTGCATATGTATATCTATTATATAATCTATAAAACTAATTAATCTAATACTAAAAAATCTATATATTTAACTTATTATAATCAATTCCAAATATCTTTTTAATAATATTAAATATATTACTTTTATAATTTTTATATAATTGCTAAATTATCTTTATTAACATTTTCTATTCTAATAAATATTCAAAAAATGTTAAATCCTATAAGTTTTTAGCCTATCTAGTTATTAAATAATTCCTATTTTTTAAATTATTAAATGTTCTTCTTCCTCTAGCAATCTATACATATTTTTGTAATCTTTTATATTTTAATATCTTTTTAATACATATATTATATAATTCTATATGATATATAGGAAATTTTAAAAATATTATATTTTGAAAAAAATTAAAACTTTTAATATTATCATTATTATTACTAAAATTAAAACATGAACTCCATATAAATTTAATTTTTTTTATATCTATATCATATAAAAATATAGCCTACTTATTAGGAATATAATCTCTAAAAAACTATAATATTTTAATAAGTATTTTCTACTATCTTTCATTAAATTTATAAGAATTTTTAAAATATGAAAATATTGTTTTCATGTATTTAACTTTCGTCTTTATTCTCTAATATTATTTATTTTATATTATTTTTTATATTTCTATTTTTTAATTTATATTAAAAATAAAAAATTATGATTATTAATGTTTTTTCATATAAAAAAGCAATAGAAGAATGTAAAAATAATAACAATAAAAATTGGATTAGTATTAGAGATTTTGGCTTTGATGTTTATAATGAAATCGATCAATTAGCTTCAAATATTCTTCCAATTTATTTCGATGATGTTACTTATTATAATGTAAAACACGATTTAATACATCCAATATATAAAGAAATTAAACAAAAAAGAAATTTAATACTTTTTTCTAATATCGAAGCAAAAAAAATTATAGACTTCGCAAATGAAGTCTATATTAACAATAATATTCTAAATATTCACTGCTGGGCTGGAAGATCACGCTCTCAAGCAATAGGCCAAGCTTTAAATACTTATTTTAATCTATTTTTAAACAATAATAAAAATGATTTTTTAACTAATCTAAATAATAATATTTCTAAATATATGCCAAATCCTGATATTTTAAAAATATTAAATAATAATTTATATTTAAACAAAATATAAAGGTATAGAAGGAAATCCATTAAACTATATAGATGCATAACTCTTAGTATATGCACCAGTAGAACACCAAATCATTTTATCTCCACTTCTACATTCATTACTCAACTATATTTTATTCTTTCTATATAATATATCCATTGAATCACACGTAGGTCCAGCTATTATATATTCCTACCCATTCTAATATTCCTACTTTTTATATATAAAACAAGGATATTTTATACTCTATTCCAATGTCTATATAAAACCATTAAAAACACCAGCATCAGTAAATAACCACTTCTATCCACCATCAACCTTATTCGTAACATTTATTACCTATGTAACAGTTATTCCACTATTTCCAACCATAGATCTACCAGGCTATATCAATATCTATATATCACGCTATTTACCAAATATCTAATCCAAATATCCTTTTATCTTCTACAAATAATATTCAGTACCATTTACACAATTCTGATAATTTATAGGTATTCCACCACCTATATTAATCATACTCAACTTTATTCCCTATTCCTCCAACTACTAAAATACCTTCTTAACCTATAATAATGCCAAATACCATGCCTACTATTTTCTCTGCTGAGACCCAACATGAAAACTAATCCCATATGTCTATAATCCACCCTATTTAGCAACCCTAAATATCTACTTAACCATTTCCCTTTCACATCCAAATTTCATAGATAACGGCCACTATGCTCCTCCAATTTCAGAATCTATCAACATCCTACAAAATACCCTAGACTCAGGTGCATATTTTACTATATTACCAACATCCTATATACTATCAGTAACATATAACCTAACACCACTCTAATAAAAATATTTTATATCCTATACCTTCTTTATCGTATTACCATATGATATCCTCTAAACATCTATACCATATCCAATAACTTTATCCAACTAATATCTAGAAGCTATATCAAAATTACTACCCAACTACTTCAATAATAATATAACCTATTTCTATGGATTTGCCTTAACAGCATAATATACCTTAACATCCATATTATCAACTATCTAATAATAATTTCTCTTTATTATATCCAAATTACATAATATAAACGGTGTTTTATATTTCTATATATTACCATAAAATCTATTAATCTACTATTCATTAAAGTAATCAAGCATTTTCATCAACTCATGATTCCCCTTATTTTTATTATTAAAATTATATAATCATATTTATTTTAAATATTTCATTATATATTCTCTATTTTTATCCATACATATAATTATATCTTCTTTTTTTTCTTCAATTTCATATATTCCACTCAAATATATATCATAATATGAAAATATACTAAAATTTAAATAATATCTATTATCATATCCATTATATAATCCCTTTTTCAAAAATACATAATATATTATCTTTTCATCTCTATCCATTTTTTCAAAAGTTCCAACAAATATATATTCTCCACCTTTAATATTATACCAATTAAATAATGAATATTTCTTTAATATACCAATATTACTATAATGATTAACCAATAACTTTATACATTCATCATGTATATATTCCTAATATTTAAAAAAATTCTTAATATTATCTATCTTCATTATTAAAATATTCCTATACCTTCCTAACAGAAAAATATCTATAATAACAACTACCCTACTTTATATTATTCATTATAATATTAGGCTATACCAAACATAAATTACGTTTAGAATATTGCATATCAACCTACTATATATAATAATTAATATCCTAATTAACTATATATATCAACATCTATCTATTATGCCTATATATATCCTAATATACTCCTATAGGATATACAACCTTCTATATATTTTGTACAAATAATCTATATCCATAAAATAATTTAAAAGGATAATCAGCTTTCTCTATTAGTCTATTATAATTATTATAACATTTCCTAATCAAAGGAAATTTCATAAATAAATCACTATATATAATCTATTCACTTAAATTTTTCATTATTTTCTTTAAGCCATTCCTATATTATATAATTTAATTCTATTTTCTACTTATTATTATATAATATAAATTTCTCTTTAATTTTTCTATATATATTTTTTCCTGGAAAAAAATTTTTCTGAATTTCCTTTTTAAGCAATTTTCCAATTTTCTATCCAAAATAATAATTTATTATTAAATATATTAATATATTTTTTTATACTAACAACATCTTCTATATATAGATAATATATTATATCAATAAAAATTTCTTCCATAAACCAGGGGTGAAATTTTTTCTGGAAAGTCGTTGGACCAGTTTCTAAAGGCAAGCGCTTTTCAGTTGCTTAAGGGGGCATTTTTTAATAAAACGCGTTTTTATTAGCTTTTTTATTATATTATATAATAACAAAATATTTAAAAAAGTTAATACGTGTATATATAAAAACACGAACAATCTCTGACATGATTATAAGGACATATGCATGAATATATGCGTATATGCATATGATTAATCTATATAATATACTATAATAGCCTATATTATTTTTAATATAGGCTATATTTAATTAATATATTGTATTATGGAGCATAAATGTTAATGCCTTCAGGTAAACCCATATTAGAAACATATGATACTGTATATACAGTTGAACTAGTATTAGTAGGATCATCTACTTTTTCACCTTTATATGTAACATTATAAAAAGTAGCAAGTAAAGTATTTTTAGGTGTTCCATAATATGGAATTAAAAATGCATCCCAATTTTCAGCATTATCTCCACTATCATTTGAACCAATTGCACCTGTTGCTATATGGTGAAAATAATTAATAGCACCTAAAGGAAAAGCATTAAACATTGCTTGATTACCAGTATTAAGATAAAGTTGATATGAAGGATCTCTAGAAGTAATTACATTCCATCTATGCGTATTATTACCATCTCCTACATAATATGATATACTATATCTTAAGTTAGCTGACATCTAAAATAATATATCGTTATCATAAGTAGTTACACCTTTTCTAGTAGCAATAAAGAAACAAGGATAATGCAATAAAAATATCCAATTTGTATTAGATGCTGAAGTTCCTACTTCTTTAAACTTAGAAATATAGCATTTTACTCTTCGTTTGTAATCAGGACCAGGTAAAGGTAAATCATTTGCTGAAAATGAATGTCTATGTTTTAAAATATCATCGCCGCTTATTGTATCTTTTTTATCAGGCTAAAAATTCCAAACGCCATTATCACTATATATGTTTGCCATTAATAAATCTCCAATTAAAAGTATAGATATAATATAATTCAAATGTATATATAATAAAAGGCATAACATTAAAGTTATACCTTTTATATATTACCTATCTAAATTGTTTGATTATGTACTGTTTATATGATATATTCTTATTGTCATATTAAGTATATGAAATCATAGTAAGGAATATGGGCAAGAAGCTGAATCCAAATATTGAAAAGATAAAACCTATTGTTGGAATGATTTTGATATCTGATTTTTTCTTGGCTGTTAAGATATTAGATGCTTTGAGAGTAAGATACATGCCGTATATTGACCAGAGTGAAAACCCAATAAATGCGATACCGTTAAGAACTTTCATTTTTGCAATCTCCTTATTGTTATAGGTTATATTGTATAATAACTAGAAATATATAAAAGTTAATTAACAATCTTCTAAACGTTCAATATATGCTCCTTCTGATTGAAGGTATATTTTTTCACCTACATTAAGTAAATCTGCTTTAGTAGCAAGTGATTCTCCATATAATTGTTCAATATCAAATAATGTTATACATTTATCATATGAGCCTGTACTAAATAAAAAGCATTTCATAATATTTTCTCCTGCTTTAGGATATATTTATAAACTTGTCATCTATACTATAATAGCTTCAAGAATTAACCTGAAGCTATTATAGCGAATATTTTTAATAGAACTTGCCAATGAAGGCAAGGAGGTTTTATTTGGTACCTAGGACGGGACTCGAACCCGTACGCCTAATAGGCAACAGATTTTAAGTCTGTTGTGTCTGCCAATTTCACCACCCAGGCATTTTCAATTGATCGTTATCAATTATATTATATAATAACTATTTTTTTGAAAAAGTAAACTTAAAATGAGATTTTTTATGCAAAAGTTTTAATATCCATTCTGGTATGTAAACAATATCAAATATAAGAAGATCTCGGAAGTGCTATACAAATTGCATTCTCGTATTGATCAAATTCTACTTCATCAATCTTGCTCACATCACCATCATAATCTAAGGCTTTCACTTCAATGTCTCCATGCTTTTCTTTCAAAGTCTGCAATATTTCAATAAGTTCGTCAATTTTCATGGTAATGTCTCCTTGTGTTAGATTAACCGAACCATTTTCGTTCGTTATTGGCAATCTTAGTACTAACGAAATTGATGGCTTCCTCTTTGGTGAGGGTCATCTTCAGGAGCGATGTTTTGCAAACATAATCTCTGCCAACCTTGTTAATGGTCCAGCTTCCGATGTGAAGAGGAGTACGAGCAGTGAAGGAAAGATCTGATTTAGCTTGGGCGATCTGAATTTCAGTGGGATTTGCCATGGTGGTGTCTCCTAGTTGGCGCGCACGCTGAACGCGATGCGCAAGTTGTTGTATTATTGTTATATTATATAATAACAAGAAAACACTGAAAGTTAACTGGAAAATATAATTTTTTTAAGCTTCAATATATATATAATATAACCCATCTCGGCAGGCACATGGCCTTAATTTTATATTTTATAATAACAAGAAATGTTCAAAAGTTAACTAAAAAACGAAAGGTCTATTTCAGACCTTTCGTAAGTGATTTAACGTTTTTCTATGGTAATGATTCCATAATTGTAACGAGTAGTTGCCAACAAGGAAGTATCAGTTTTATCTTTGAAAGGGACAGGTTTTGAATTAGGATCAGGAACTTCATAATTCACCACTTTGTGAATTAGGATAAATCCATTTGCTTGAAGCAGACCTTTTGCTGTTTTGGAATTTTTGACCCATGATTCAACTTCTTCGAAGGTTGAAGCAGTTTTAGGTATTCCGAATCCGTCTGCAGAAGCCGTGTAATAAGTGCGCATGGTAATATTCCTTTTTAATAGTTGTTGTATTCGATTTATATTATATAATAACAAAAAAACAAGAAAAGTAAACTAAAGAAGGCCGAAATATTCGGCCTTACTTCAGTTTTTACAACAACTTAGGAGATTCATTTATTGCTTTTCTGATATTCCCTGTATTCAACATAGTTGTCTTTAGGGAAGTTATTAGAATCAGCTTCCCAACATTCAGGATTGAACAGGGATTTATCCTGAATGATTTCATCGGCTTTATCAATGATTCGCATCAGGACTTTATCAGAAACATCAGGTTTGAATTTGCGAATTTCCTCGCAATCAATTCTTGTACCTGCAAGAGATACAAAATCATACTCTCTCGGCATTTCAATGCCGAATTTATTCAGCTTTCCGCCGTTATGCCACTTTGTAGTGTGCCATTCAGGAGCTTTATCACAGTTAGAACAGCAAACGGATAATCTGAATGTTGCATTATTCGTAGTTCCATTTCCACGGTAAACTTCATGGATGTTGATAAACTTACGAGATATAGCAAAGTTATTAGTCCAACACCAAATTTTCTCAGAGAAAGAGAAAGGATTCACTGTGGTGCCGACATATGCCGCCATGCAATATTCAGGTTTGGAGAATGCAACAGAATCACGGCTTGCTGAACGCATTCTGCGATAACCGCGTGCTTCAAGTTCTCTGATGATTCGATCAGCGCCTGCTTTCAATTCAGGCGTTGAAGGATTGAATTCAATCGGATTGCCATTTGAATAACGAGCAATCTCTGCATTGGTGAGTTCGTCCTGGAAGAATTTGTAAGTTGGATTGTTCATGTTGTTATCTCCTTGTTGTTATTGGATATATTATATAATAACAAGAAATTCTAAAAAGTTAACTGCAATTTAATAAATTATTCCATTCCATGAAATCATTTCCATAGTTGCCGGAAGCATCATGAATCCAACAAGATTGAAGACTGTAAGCATCAGGTATCCGAAATGCAATGTATTTTTTGCTTCGTATTTGTCGATAACTTGACCAAGACAACGGTAAAATCCGTAAAGCGACTAGATTGAAAAACCGACAAGACCAATGACTGAGAAGAGACTCATAATATTTTCCTTTATTTTAGTTGTTGTATATTATATAATAACAAGAATTTCGAAAAAGTTAACTGAAATTTGTAAATTAGGCATATTCAATATTTTCAATTGAAGCATACCAAAATATACTTACCGCAGCGATTTTTGCTTCAATTGAATTCATTGCTTGAACTTCTCCAATAAATTCTGATCCGTCATCTCTTACGTGGCCGTGTACAATGAATTTTTTCATAAAGTAACCTTTCGTGTTTCGAGCAGCAGTGCATGCTGCACATACTGCTCGAATAGTTGTTATATTATATAATAACAAGAAGTATTGAAAAGTTAACAGACTTTTTCTTTGTTTTTGAAGTAGATGCAGTAACAGCGATTCTGTTTAGGACGCGCTTCATTATAGATAGGAATATTGATATAATCAGAGCTTTGCATAAATCTGTGCTGGTGAGCATTATCTGCCCAACGAAGTTCATAGAGTGCTTCATCGGCACGTCTGAGCATTGCTTTGAACATACGAGCAGTAGGATAGTGATATTTACCACCGCAACCGCAACGGCAATAATCATCTTTGCCGGAGTAGATTTTGATAACTTCTTTATCTTTGAGGACTTCAGAAAGATTAGGGAATTCTTTGAACATAGTTGTTGTCTCCGTTGTTGTTTATTGAGAGGATTTATATTATATAATAACACGAAATGTTCAAAAGTTAACTATGGGGAGGAAGTATTTTTCAACTTCCTCCAAAGAGGTTTGATTAGAATGTCTGTTCAGGATAGACCTGTTCAGGATAGTTTTCGTTGCATTCTGAAGCAATCTGGATCATCGGATTTGCCATGGTGATGGTAGCATTCTCGGCAAGGAGAGCTTCAATCTGGGCTTTCAGAGTAGCAACCTCTTCGCGTTCTTTGGCTTGAACTGTTTTAAATGCTTTCATGAAGCTGTGTTTCTGTTTGCTGTATTGGACGTGTACCTGGTGAATTGCTTCGTAGAGCTCAGCGATCTTGGCATTGTTGGCTTTTGCTTTGGCACGAGTTTCTTTCTGTTCGAGAGCTGCAGTTTTCTTTGCAGTTCTGGCAGCTTTGCGTTCAGCAAGACCTTTGTCGTACTCTTCGCGTTTCGCGGTGACTTCAGCATGTTTCTTGCTGGCACGTTCGAATTTGTCCTTCATCATCATGACCATTTTGCCGGTGCTATGCTTGACGCTGACTGCATGGAAGACGTTTTCTTTGGCAGAGTTGAAGATGATAATCTCTTTACCTGCATTAGCTTCGTCTTTGCAGAAGACGCGTGCAATATCAATTGCAGTAGGCAAGCTGGTAGCAGTTTCGATTGCATTGACGCCGGAAGTGATGGTGTAAGTGTTACGCATGATGTTGTCTCCTTGTTGTTGGCGCACACTGAACGTGATGCGCAAGTTGTGTTGTTGTATTTGATTTATATTATATAATAACAAAATAAAGCGGAAAGTTAACTGAGGTTTTGAGATTTTTTCAACTTTCTCAAAACCTCAGCAAGAGGTTTTAGAAGTGCGGATCACGATAAACATAAGCGCATCCGAAATCATAGCAACCGAAACGGGCAAATTTGCCTTTGTCACGGATGATATTGCCTGCGTTATCTTTATGCGCAGTATACCATGTGTTACCGTACTTAGCAAGATACTTGCTAGTTTCAGCTTTCGGATTAAACGGTTTGACTGTTCCACTGCCATCATAGCAATTTTCGATAGTGTAGTCGGCATAAGCAAGGCCGATTTTCTTTTGGTCTTTAGAAACGTATGTGACATAGTAGGGATAGCTGTCGCGGCCGTTGCTGTAGGTAACAGGCATACCAACATAAATAGTGTTTTCTTTGTTCATGGTGACCTCCGAGTTGTTGTCGTGCACGCTGAACGCAATGCACAAATTGTTGTATTGTTGTTATATTATATAATAACAAAGAAACACAAAAAGTTAATAAAGTAAATGCAAATTTTTTGTAATTCAGGTATTAAAAAAATAAACCCACCAAGGCAGGCACATGGCCTTATTAAAAGTTTTTTATTTAGGATATATTTGATAATAACAAGAAAATTGTAAAAGTAAACAAAGAGAGGAGAATTATTCTCCTCTCTTCATTTGATATTAGTAGCCTTGATTGGTAATTTCTTTATCGATCAATTTCATTAATGTTTCTTTTCCGAGTAATCTGATATCTTTCAGAATCCTTGTAGAATCACCACCCCAACCGCAGAAGCCATCTTCATAAATTTCAGTAGTAGCGGCAGTGTAAATCTCTTCAGCCAGAGCCGTTTTATTATTCAGAATATTGGCTGCAGCCAAGTAGTCTTCAGAAGTTTTTGGATAGTCGCTCATCGCATTTTCATATCCGCCAATAATCCAATTGGCAGCATGGTGAATGTTGTGTTTTGCTCTCTGTTCTTTAGTACGGTTGAAGCCGGGAGCGGATTTGATTTCAACGTTGGTATACATAATGAAGTCTCCTGTTGTTTGCGCACGCGTGAATCGCATGAGCTGTTGTTGAGTTGTTGTATTCAGTTTATATTATATAATAACAAGAAAACTCCAAAAGTTAACTAAAAAAGGGAAAGATTTGAATCTTCCCCTTTGAAAGGGGTTCTTATTTAGGCTCAATAGCTGCTTCAGCACAAAGTATTTCAATGTCATTTGTTTGATATTTTTCTTTTAGAATCTCATATGCTTTAGCGTTGAGATTCATAAACTCATCTCGAACATCCTTGAAGGAGCATTCAATCTCATCAATCAAAAAATCGCCGTTCAGTAAAAATTCCACTTCATAACGCATAGTTTTGGTCCTTTCTTTCCTCTTTGAGCAGAGTTGATGGTGTTGTTTTATTTAAGTCCAATGCCTTTGAAGTTGTAGTTGCCTTTGCGAACTTCAGCCATTTCGGCATCTCTTGCATTTTCATAATCGGCACGCTGTTTTTCTTTACTCTTACAATCCATACAGATTACATCCTCATTAAACATGCTCATAATTCTGACGGTAAGAGGAGCTCCGCATCGATCACAAGTTTTCTTTTTGAAAAAATCGTCCATTATTTTCTCCATATTAGTTAGTTGTATTTGATTTATATTATATAATAACAAAGAAATTGTAAAAGTTAACAAAATATTGAAATATTTTTGTAATTCTAGCATTAGATATAAATACCCACCAAGGCAGGCTCATGGCCTTATTAAAAGTTTTTATTTTGGATATATTATATAATAACAAAAAAATAGGAGAAGTTAACTTCTCCTATTTTATATTTTTAATAAATTTTGCCTCTGTATTTATACAGATTTCCTCTTTGGAGTTCGCCGTTTTCATTTTCAAATGTCCAAGAAGCGGATCTGAATGCCACTTTGACATTTTTTGTTCCGGCTTTGATAACGATTTTGTTGCCGCGTTTAATGTCGTGTTCAAGAACAGGAATGTTGCGCCATTTCATAGTTGTCACCTCGTGAGTTAAGTTGTTGTTTTAATCGATATTATATAATAACAAAGATTGTTGAAAAGTTAACCAAATTTTGGAAAATAATTAATTTTCCAAAAAAGATTTGATTTGCAATTCTGCGGTCTTATTGATTGCAGCTTTCATAGTAAAGCAGCCATTAAGACGGGTCCACTGAGTTTTGTCATACGGTTGGTAATAAAAGCCAAGTTTAAAGAAATTGAATTTGATTTTGGCGGCTGCACATTCATAGCAAAGGAAAGGAATCATAAGTTATTCTCCGTATTATTTGTTATATTATATAATAACAAGAATTTCGAAAAAGTTAACTAAAAATAGCAAAAAAGAAAGGACTCAATGAGTCCTTTCTCTAAGAGAGGTTAATAGGTATAACCTGCGTCTCTGTCTTCATAGTAGGCTTGGAGACCTGCACCAGAGTGGATATAATCCATCATGGCTTCCATACGACGTTCTGCGTAGTTTTCGTCATCCCAGGCAGCTTCACAATGGCTAGGTTTAAGTTGATTTGATTCTGAGTGTTCTTTGACACCAAATTTAGCGTCAGCTGCTTCAATATCAAAGGCGATTGCATATTTACCGGATTTTTCCCAGAGTGTTTCGTCACTCCAGACTTGCTGAGAGTTGCCGTAACGATAGCGGCAGAAGGCGGAAAAGGTTTTACCGTTGCGAAAGAATTTGGTGAAGTTGGCCATGGTGAAGTCTCCTTGTTGTGGCGCACGCGGAACGCGATGCGCAAGTTGTTGTATTGTTGTTATATTATATAATAACAAGAAAACATCAAAAGTTAACTAAAACCGGAGAATTTTTTATCATTCTCCGGTTTTTTGTAAAATTAGCAAGGACATTCGGCATTATCAAGGATATCATTCTGGATATCCTGGGAAACAACAAGAGCTGTGTTAATGCTTTCTTTATGCTGTTTGTTTTCGTTCAACAGGGCTTCAATCTGAGCTTTGAGAGCTTCAACTTCTGCGTGCTCTTTTGCTTTGACTGTTTCGAAAGCTTTCAGGAAAGCATGCTTCTTTTTGGAAGCTTCCTGGTGAACAAAGTGGATTCGAGAATAGAGCTCGGCGATTTTGGCATTGTTGCCACGGACCTGCTGACGTGTTTCTTTATTGGCTTCAATCTGAGCTTTTTTGGCTGTGCGAGCTTCTTTACGTTCAGCCAGACCTGAAAGATATTCGTCACGGCGAGCAGTGACTTCGGTATGTTTTTTCTGGGCACGAATGAATTTGTCACGCATCATCATGACCATCTTACCAGTGGAGTGCTTGACGCTGACTGCATGGAACACATTCTCTTCACCTTTGAAGATGATGATTTCGCGACCAGCGTTAGCTTCGTCTTTGCAAAAGACTCTGGCGAGGTCAATTGCTTTGGGCAGGTTAGTGGTGGTGTTGATGATGGTGTCGTTGGATTTGATGGTGTAGGTGTTCATGGCACGTTCTCCTGTTGTTTGCTCGCGCACGGTAATTTGCACGCGAGCGGTTGTTGAGTTGTTGTTGTATTTGATTTATATTATATAATAACAGGAAATACAGAAAAGTTAACTCACTTTCTGCATTTTGCGATAACTTTTTCGATGCTATCTTCGTAGCCATGGGTGGAGCAGCCACGAACGTAAGTATCACATTTCCACATGTCTTTCCGGATCTCTACGCGTCCACCGGCTTCGCGATCGTATTTGCTGTTGATAGTTTCGACAGGTGAGCAGACAACAAGTATGGGCTCGTTATTTTTGATAGCGAAGTAGTAGAAGACCATTTCCGGGTCTGTTTCAGCATTAGCCTTTTCATAGGTGTCTTTCCAGGAGTTGTTAGGGACAACGCTCTTGAAAGGGATGTTAGTATGAGTATTTCTGTCGTACATGTACGGACAGAGTCCGTTTTTCTCCAACATTTCGCGGATGTCTTCGGTTTTGGTGTTGAACCGGCGGAAGTCAGAGAGGAGGAGGGTGATGACGTTGGATTTGGCAGGTGTGCGAGGGATAATCATGATAGGAATCTCCGTAGTTGGTGCGCACGCGTGAATCGCGTGAGCGGTTGTTGAGTTGTTGTTGTATTCGATTTATATTATATAATAACAAGAAATACATAAAAGTTAACTAAATCTGGAGAATTTTTTAGCAATTCTAGTATTAAAAAAATAAACCCACCAGGGCAGGCACGTGGCCTTATTAAAAAATTTTTATTTGGGATATATTTTATAATAACAAGAAATACATAAAAGTTAACAGGAAGAGCTGAATATTCAGCTCTTCCTTAGAGGAATTAGTATTTGATTCTGACGTGTTTTAAGTCGGTATGAATTTCATAGAGAAAGAAGTTCCAGTTGACTTTTTTGCCAAATTTGGCTTCATAGAGCTCAATCATTTTGGCGAAGCAATCGTTGGCAGAGGCATAATTTTTGCCAGGTTTCCATTTAATATAGAATGCTCTGCGAGTAATTTTATGTTCGACTTTCATTGTCGGTTCGAGTTTCAAGAGTTCTGCCATTTCAATGGCAACTTGAGTCATGGTATAGTACATAATGAGCATCTCCGCAGTTGCGCGCACGCGGAATTGCGTACGCAAGTTGTTGTATTGTTGTTATATTATATAATAACAAGAAAACACCAAAAGTTAACCGGATTATATAGCAATTTCAAAGATTTTCCACATGTTGTCGAAGATTGCAGCGATCTCTTTAGAGCCTGTTTTTGTATAGTGCTGTTCAAGAATTTGGGAAGCTTTTTCTACAACAACGTCCAAATTGGCTGAACTGATTGAAGCTGTTTCGTCGAATGAAAAAGTAGCGGTGTAGCGATACACGAAGCGTTGCATAGTGTTGTCTCCTTGTTGGCGCGCATGCAGAATGCGATGCGTAAGTTGTCGTATTGTTGTTATATTATATAATAACAAGAAGAACACAAAAGTTAACTGAATTTTTCAGCAAGGTCAAAATTATTAGACCTTGCTGAAAACGCAAAAGTTAACAGGCTTCTTTGATAAAGTATGTATGTTCGATGCATACACGTTTTTTCAATTTGGCCGGAAAGTTGGACAAACGCACGCCAATTACGATTTTGTCGTCAGAATTTTCAAAAATTCTGTTAACTTTTTCGGCATAAGCGTTGATATTTGCCGCAACAGGATTTTTAGAATCGCATTCGAGAATGAGTGCATTCATGGGTTCGTTGAAGTTATGATCAAACACTGCATTGGCAAACGTTTTTTCGATTTCAGCTTTTCGCTGAACGATGTGCTCAATTGCTTCGTCGAAGGAAGACCAAGAGGACACGTTTGTACGTGAAACGAGGTGAAAAGAGCGGGAACGAATCATAGTAATATCTCCATGTTGTTAGGGTTTATATTATATAATAACAAGAATTGTTTGAAAGTTAACTAAAACTGAGATTTTTTCTCAGTTTTAGTAAATCGAGGAAATGCGTTTATTCAGCAGCTTCGATTGAAACGATCGAATCAAAGTCATCGCCATATTTGGCATAGAGCATGACAAATGCTTCTTTGATATTGGAATCAGGATTGAGGTCCATCTGAATAGTGATGGGTGCGTATTCGCAAAGATATTTTTCCTTTTTGAAGTAAAATTTGACATTGTAACGTTTTTTCATAGGGAACCTCCTTGAGTTGATGCGGGCGGAATTGCACGCAAAAGTTATTGTATTGTTGTTATATTATATAATAACACGAAAACAGCAAAAGTTAACTGAAAACTTGAAAAAGGAGAGCTAATTAGCTCTCCTCACTGAGCAGATTTAGTCCAGCCATTTGTTCATGTTATCTAGACTCCAGTATTCGATGCAGCTGCAGATATTTGGATTTGCGTATTTGATGTGGGCTGCGAGTTCGTGTTCATTTCGCCAATCTATATGTTCAGTGACTGTGCAGGAAGCAATTTCACCAGGTTGATAGAGAGGAGTATTGGGATCGAGTTTGTGGTCGTAGTAGCCTTGAATGACTTCTACGGGCGGCATATATTCTCCCATATAGAAGCTTTTCAGCAAGGTTTTGAGAATGTTGAGGCGGTTGGTGGAAACGGTGTCGAAAGTGATGGCGTTGTTCATGGTGCATTCTCCTGTTGTTGTCTCACGCGTGATGCGTGAAATATGAGTTGTTGTATTTGATTTATATTATATAATAACAGGAAATGCAAAAAAGTTAACAAAGTTAATACAAAATTTTAGCAATTCTAGTATTAAAAAAATAAATCCCACCATGGCAGGCACGTGGCCTTATTAAAAAAATTTTTTATTTGGGATATATTTTATAATAACAAAAAAAGTAGAAAAGTTAACTGAGATTCGGATTTTTTCCGAATCTCAGTTTCATCGTTGATTAGAAGTGGGGATCCATGTAGACGGCAGCTACGCCGAAGGTGTATCTGGCATATTTCGAACGTGCACCAGGGATACGCACGATATTGCCGTTTTCGTCTTTGCGAGCTTCATACCAATGCTTTCCGTACTTGGCAAGGTATTCGCAAGGCTTGGCATTCGGATTGAATGGTTTGACACTGCCATGACCATCGTAGCAATCAGCGATTTGGAATTCAGCACGCGCAAGAGCGACTTTTTTCTGGTCAGCACTGACTTCAACCACATAGTAGGGGTAGGAGTCGCGGCCATTGCTGTAGGTGACGGGGGTACCGACGGTAATGTTGGTGTTGTTCATAGTAAGTTCTCCTGTTGTTTGCGCACGCGTGAATCGCGTGAGCAGTTGTTGAGTTGTTGTTATTTGATTTATATTATATAATAACACGAAATGCTCAAAAGTTAACGAAGATTTCGAAAAATCCTCAAGAATTGCTGTCGAGAAGCCATTGATTCCAGTAGGCGTATTTGCAAGTTGCCCACCGTTCGGTGCCATCTTCCTGAGTGATCCAGTACTCGATGTAAGATCCACCTTCAAGAGTGGGACCATTCCAAAGTTCTTTTACCCATTCCTGAAAGTCAGACCGTGAAGCGAATTTGACTTCGGGCATATTGTCCCAAGTGGTGACGTCCCGGAAAGTAATAGGACGATGGCAGATGTGGAGGATGGCACGGATGGAAGCAGTGGTGTTGTTCATGGCGAGTTCTCCTGTTGTCGCGCATGCGGAACGCGATGCGCAAGTTGTTGTGTTGTTGTTATATTATATAATAACAAGAAAACAACAAAAGTAAACGAAAAAACTAAAAAATTCAAGCAATTCTTTTTTAATGTTTTTGAAAAAATTTAGTTAACTTTTTAATAAAAAATGTTATTATTAAAAATAGATTTAGATTTAGAACATTAAATAGATTAATAGTACTTAATTCAAGTATAATTATAATTTAAGATTTATACTATATTAGGCAAAAATCCTATAGAAAAAATAGGTCTAAAAAAAATCTTATAAAAAATTGGCCTAAAAAATCCTATAAAAAAATAGGCCGAAAAATTCTTATAGAAAAAAATAGGTCTAAAAAAATCCTATAGAAAAAAGGTTATATATTAAAAATATATAACCTTTAAAAATTTGGATAGAAAAAACCGTTAGAAAAAATTAAGTACCATAAGTTGATGGTTGATATGTATCTGAATAATCTTTTTCAGGATTATAAATTTCAAATATATCCCACTATAAACCTTTATAATAGATTGTTAATGGATTTTCTGTTGTAGAATAAGCAGTTGCTTCTATATCATTTGTTAATTCGTAATCAGATTGATAAGGAATACCATCGCCATAATGTGTTTTGACATGATTTCTTTTATAGACATTAAAAATATTTTTATCTCCTAATGTTTCAACGAATTCTATTATAGCATAATAAGTATGATAATCATCATATGCTGAATTAACATGACTAATTCTTCCATCAATAGCTGACATGACAACTTTTTGATTTGGTGTTAAAGCTGCTTTTGTTAAAGCTGCTTTTCTTGCTAAACGTTCAGCTTCTAATCTTTCAGCTTCTGCTTTTCTTTTAGCTATTTCAGCTTGTTTTTTAGCTTCTATTTCTGCAAGTTCTTCTTGTTCTTTTAATTTAGCATTTTCTATTATAGTTATATCTGAGGGGTCTTGTGAGTTTTCATCAATGAAAGGAGCTCTGCCGTGACATCTTGGAAAAAATTTACATGTAAAATATTTTTTATCTCCAAATTGTGTTACTTTCATTGTTTTTTCTCCACAAACAGGACAAATTAAACCTAAGTGTTTATTACCTTCATGATACCAACCAGGCATATTTTTAGAAGACCAAAAATATTGAAAAGCTTGTTTTGATTTTTGTTTAATTTTAGCTTCTGAAATAATTTGATTATATAATTTATTAAAATTCTAAGTCATTTTAATTTATTCCTTAATGTTTAAGCATATATGTTATACCTGTTCCAGTATCAAAATTACCTACTGAAATTGAAATAGTTCTAGATAATTTAGCTGTTCTATATCCTGGATGTGATACAGAAAAATCATAATAAGTTATATTATTATATGTAGATAAGCGATTTGCTGCTTCTAAAGGATCTTTTACTGTTTTAATAGTAGCAAGTTTACTATCTTCTGTATTATCTATATCGCTAAAATTCATTACTTGTAATTTACCGGCTCTTATGCATTCACCATTAGAAGAAGTTAAATAGGAAATAACAAATGGTTTACCATTAAGTCTTGATAATACTGAATATACATCTTCTTCTGCTATATTTCGTTTTTCGAATGAATTTGCCATTTCAATCATTTCTTTAGCTTTAGCCATATCGCCATTCTAAATATCTGAATCATAGCTTTTTAATGCTAAACGTTGATTAATAATTTCATCTACTACAGTAACATTAGATTTATCAGGTAAATCAATATCAACTTTTAATGTTTTTGGAAGAACTTGATATGCATTAAACATATCTCTCCATATCATTTTTATCTATTCATCATTTTTTACTTCTTTTAAAAGCTAAGCTAATTTTTTCCAATCATCAATAGTAAATGCTTTATTTTGATAATATTCAGATAATTGCATTTTTAATTCTTTCTATGCATCTTTAGTTAAAGCATTTGAATTTTCACTATTAGCTAAATCTGTTCCGGCTTCAGCCATTTTCATATATGAATTGGCAATTGCTGAAATTAAATTAGAAAATATAACAGATTTTTCTTCATTATCTCTAGCATGATTAGAAATTCCAGAATTTTTATAATATTCATATAATTTAGAATATTTAGTTGAATAATATTTAGAACGCTGTTTGCTAAATAATTTATAATCATTTACAACAGTTGGAGGATAATTTTTAGTTAAAAAATTTAAATCTATATATCCTCTAGCCTAAGAAATTATTTGTTTATATAATTTATCAAATTTAGACATTTTAATCTCTTCTTTAAAACTTTATATTATTTATTCAATAAATAATCTTAAATAATCTTAAAATATTATTTTAAATGGAAAAAACGAATTCTTAGTATAATTATATCTTTGAAAATATAGATAAAAATATAGTATTAAAAGCATTAAATAATATTTAGAAAAATTAGAAATTACAAGAACAAAATAAATTAATTAATACATTTGCAAATAAATTAGAATAGATTTCTAAATATATTAATAATGCTAATATAGGAAAAACTAGTTCATATGTTAGAGATATATTAAATATTATGAGAATTAAAGGCGCTAATGATTTAGCTATTAATAATATTAAAGATATATTAATTACTGATCCAATTAATAGTGAAAAATTATATAATTTAATAGATAGCATTAAATTACAAAATTTAATAGGTATTTAGCAAATTACAAATAAATTAGATCAAGATTTTTTAAATAAATTATTTTTTTATAAAAAATTAAATAAAACTACTAGCGAAGCAAATATAGGTAATGGAGAATTATTTTTAGCTTTACTTATTGAAGGTTCAAGAATAAATGGTTTAGATGATTTAAATATACATGAAAAAGAATATAATATTAAATATATTTCTAAAAGTCATAAAAATAGTAACGCTATTATTTCTATCCAAAAATCAGAATTAACTGATACATTAATATCAACATTAGAATCTTTATAGATAAATGAAAATAATACTTCAGTATTAAATTTTCCAAATAAAGAAAAAATTTCATAGGAATTTTATAAAAAATTAAATAAAGATGTATCAAATATAATTCAAAATTATAGTTATAGTTTTACTAAAGGATATATATTAGTAGGTTTAAATACAACAAATGTTACAATTAAACTTATTCGAACAAACGATATATTAAAAGAACCTTTACGCTATTTACAAAGCTTAAATACTAGTAATCATTTTGGATTTTATTTTAAAGGTAATGATTTATATAATTAAAAAATCATTCTTCAATTTTTTCTAAATAAATTAAATTTCCATCATTATCTGTTTGAATTAAAATATTTTTTCTATTACAATAATCTTTTAAAAATTCTTCATATTTTTGTTGATTTTTATTCTTTATAATATCAGCTGGAGCAATCCATATTGTACCAATAGAAGTAATTTCTTTTTTAATTTGATTTTCATATATCAAATTAAGTTCATCATCAAGATATTTTTCAATCATTTCTTGAGTAATTTGTTTATACATAAAATATTTCCCTATTTTAATTATATAAAATAATAATTAAATATTGTTAAATATAAAAAATATACTCTAAAATTATTTTAAATTTTTGTGAATTTAAAAGCTATATTTAATTCTAATTATTGGAGAATTATCCTGGAAAAATTCAGCTGTTGCTATTTTTCCGGTAATAATATAATGATTTCTCATTATTGTATTTGCTTTTTTAAGCAATGATTCATATGTAGAAGCATGAACTTTTGTAGTTTCATCAAAATCAAACATTGCAAACCAACGACTTTTCATAAATTCTCCTTATTAATTATGTTAATTGTTTTAATATTTACATATTAACATAATATATTAATTTGTTAACTACAATTATAATTATTTTCCACGTTTTTTCAACGTCATTCTATTATATGTAGAATTAAAATTAGGATGTTTAATTTTCCATTCTTTCCATAAAGAAATTTCTTCTATTTCAAGTAATTTTTCAAGCGTATTATATTCAAATGCCATATCTTTTTCTTCAATACATGAATGTAATTTATTATGACATCCTATACACAAATTAATTCCATTTTTATTCAAAAAGTCTTTATCATACTTTTTTAATATTCTTTTATTATTATGATAAGATTTAGGTATCAAATGATGAAAATTAATATCATTATCATCATAATCTAATTCACATAATTCACATTTCATTATTCACCCATTTCTAAACGAATTTCTATCAATTCATTAATAATTATTACCAAATTATTTTTAACAACTTCATTATATTTAGAATATGTTTTAGTTAAATACATTGGTTTTTCTAATAACTTTTTATAAAATTTAATTTGATTATCAATCACCAATATTTCATCATAATTACCTAATTCAATTGCTTCATTTCTAATCAATTTAGATGTAATTCTAAAATAATTAACATCTTTAAATGCACAATAATCCAAATCATGCATTATTTTTTTCTCATTAGTATCAAATACTTTATTAGATAAATCAGTAGATTCAATAATATCTACTACACTTTGTTTAGCTTTTTCAACATTATCTTTATATAATATAGCTGATCTTACTTCATTTTCAGGATTTCCAATTTCATAAAATGAATCATGCCATTTAATAGCTGTTATAAGATCATCTTCATTATAATCAATATATTCTTTTTTAAATTCTTCTTTATGCTTTTTATATTCTTCAAGCAACCGATTCACATGAAAAATATTATGATAATATCTTTCATTTTTATTATAAAATTTATGATATTCCATTTTTGTTTTCCAAAAAATTTAATGCTTTTTGCCAATATTCAATTTTACCATTTATTTTTTCTTGAAATGTTTTTTTGCATTTATCCAAAATAATTTTTACATCTTTGTCAGAAGTGTTTACATCGCAAAACAATTCTATTACCATAGAAAAACTACCATCAATATGATATGCTTCAGTATCAGAAGCAGATGTCAACGGACAATGATGTGTATTTACATCTGTTTTCCAAACTTCAATATCACGAATTCTTTCTTTATATTCACTATAAGTTGGTTCAAATGAAACCAAAATCTGTTTTACTAAAATTTTACCATCTTCCATAAAAAATTACCTATATGCTGATATTGTCAATTTCTTTTTAAATTGATCTTAAAAGTTCTTCCCTAAATTTTAAAAGATATTCATCATTAAGATTTTCCCATGCATCTTGAATATCCTGCTGATATTTCCAACATTTTGAAATTTCAGGAGACTTTGGAAGTTTTTCAAATTCTGAATACATGTTTAAAATTTTTTCGTAGGTTTCTTTCCATTCTTCGTATGACATATTTTTATCCTTAGTTTATTTCAATTCAAATGCAGGACAACTATTTTTGTAAGGCTGTGAAATATTTGCTTCGTCAATCTTGCACTTTTTGTAACTCTCATATTGAGGAAAAGAAGATGATTCATAACAATATTTGCAATTTGCACATACAGGATCTCTTGAATGTTTCTTTGCATATAATGCTTTATTGTCCCAATATTCCATTTGTGACTTCATTTAATCCTCCTGAGCAAGTGTCCAAAAACATGATGCATGAAAATTCTTTACATCACCATTTTCAGCTTCCTTTTTATAAACATGCTCCCATCTATGAAATAGAACATACTGTTGTGCTTCCTCTGCTGAAACATTGTGTTTTATTATTTCGACTCCATAATGTTCGTTATCCAAATATTTTGAAGCCATCCAAGAACTCATATCAAGCTGACCAAACTGAAGAACAACATCGCATTTCTCTTCTGACATATTTCATTTCCTTTCAAATTGTTGTATATTATATAATAACTAAAATAGTTGAAAAGTAAATAGCTTTTATAAATAATGTTAATAGTTAATTAAGACATAAATATGAAATTTTTAAAAATATATAATAGATTAATATTATAGCTGTCTGAAGATTAGAATATAAAAGCGAAGAAATTGATATCTGAAGAAAATGTAGCTAATAAACCAGGTGAGTACGAAAATTTCACAGGAATTATTGAATGGAAAGGCAACAAAGGACAGGTTGAAAATGCCACTTTTAAATTACTGGAAAATGAAGAACCGTATTCAACTTTAATATGGTATGATGGCACATGGAAAGACGGGATCTGGAATCATGGCATTTGGAAGAACGGTACGTGGAAGGGTGGCACTTGGTTAAAAGGTGATTGGAAGGGTGGCACCTGGGAAAACGGAACTTTGAAAGACTGCTGGTGGGAAGGCGGTACTTGGTTGAACGGCACCTGGGAAAACGGTATTTGGCAAGACGGCTATTGGTTGAATGGAACTTGGGAAGATGGGAAATGGAAGTGTGGTACTTGGGAAAACGGTACTTGGTTGAAAGGCACGTGGGTGGAGCACGGTTATTGGTTGAACGACGATACGTTTAGGAAAAACAGCACTTGGAAGGGTGGCACTTGGATGGGTGGCACATGGGAAGATGGTACTTGGTTGAACGGTACTTGGAGGACTGGTACTTGGAAGGGTGGTACTTGGTTGAACGGTACTTGGAAAAACGGCACTCATAGGGGTGGTACTTGGGAAAACGGCACTTGGTTGAACGGTACTTGGTTTGCTGGTATTTGGAAAAACGGTACTTGGAATCGTGGTAAATGGAAGTCTTGGGCTGCTCCACCAGAAGGGTACAGCAAATACAACACCTGAATTTAATGGATAACCTATATCAAAGAAGTTCAAAGCAATCGAGCCTAATCAATACGATGTAACAGAGTTATGTTATTGCTAATAACAAAAATATATAAAAAATAATCTAAATCAAAGAACTACTCAGCAAAAGGCTGAGCTTATCGTTTGATTTAGATTTTTAAATCAATTGCTTTTCTATTTTATTTCATACGGTATTGTGCATCGCGGAAGGATTATAACCTTCATTTTCAGTCTATGCAACTGACGACTTTTGTTAGTCGACGGTCTGCCACCGCAAGCTATTCTGA